TTATTTATGTATCCCGCAGTAGTAGGAGAATTCCACGCACAATATAAAGACAATTCGGTGTATCTTAAAACGACTAGTAATTTGAAAAATAACGAATCTTTTCAAAAAGATGTAGAGGATACAAAAAAATGGATTGCGGATGTACTTAAAAAAGCTAAGGCTAAAAAGGGGTAATTTATGGATTTGTATGATAAAATGAAAGATTATAAAGATAGGATTCTTAAAAGATGCGATGGTAAATTTTATTTACCTAACGACATCCCCGGTAAACTTAAACCTACAAAATGTTTAATTGTTTTACATTATATCTATTCGTTAATTGAAGCTTTGATTCCTAAAGCATATTGGTGGTTGAGCTTAGAAACATTAAACATAGATCAAGCATATATTGATGTAGTTACGTGGTACTTAGACAATTTAGAAACTGCGGTGTTGAAAGGATTAGGTCTTTTATTTTTAGGTGCTAATGGAATAGGTAAAACTTCTTTAATGTGTGAGATAGGTAAATATGCTTTGATACGAAAATATAAAGTAGTTTATTTTACAGCACAACAATATATACAAGCTGTTAAAGCGGATGATAAAGATTTGATAAGTTATTTTGAAAACTCTGATTTTTTATTAGTAGATGAACTTGATAAAGTGTACATAAAAAAAGGTTCTAATTTTGTTACTAAAACTTTGGAAGATTTTTTACGTAGAATGGTATCTAAAGGTAGAATACTTATTTTGGGAACTAATTTAAATAGAGAAAGTTTTGTGGAAGTTTTTGGGGAATCTACTGTATCTATGTTGAAACGTAATTTGAGGTTTACTGCAATTACAGGCAAAGATTATAGTATAGATATGCAAGATAATTGGAATAATGAGCTTGAAACAAAGCCGGATTATTTTGCAGATGTTATAATGAAAAACGCAGAGCTTATGTGGAAAAAAGAGCAGGAGGATAGTGAGCGTGAGTGGCAAAAATACTATAACCGAAAAAATAGCTGAAAAAGTAGAAACTGATTTTAGGGATGTGGATATTGAATATAAATTAATAGCATATAATTTACGTAAAAATGTAGCTATGGTTACTTTGCTTAAACGGGAATGGTTTAGTGATGTTGTATTGCAAGATGTGTTTACCATAATTAATGATTTAAAAATGTTACTGCCTTATGATAGTTTGATGAGAGAATTAAAAAGTAGAGCTATGATAAGCAAGGGTGAAAGACTTATTTATGAAGAAGTGGTTTTGGATTTATATGACAATATTGATATTACCATGTTGAATGAAAAAAATATCAAACATTTAGCTAAACAGTTGCTTGATCTATATGAAAGCAGACGAGTTTTAATAGGGTGCGGTGAAATATTAAGTTCACTTAATAACTTTGATTTAAAAAGTTCTAAACATAAATTGAATCTTTTGAGTAAATCTGCTGAGCTTTTAGATACGAGCAATGGTGGTTATTATTTGGATGACTTTGGAGAACGATTAGAAATAATTGAACGTAGGAGAAACCCTGAAGAAGATGATAATGAGATAAGTATTCCTACAGGTGTGTACCGCTTTGATAAGATGTGCGGAGGTATTATGCGTAAGGAATTTGGGGTTATTGGGGGTATTCCCGGAGTAGGTAAAACTGTTGGTTTGATTAATTTTGCTCTACATGCGTGGGAATCTGGTAATAATGTAATGATTGTTTCAGGAGAAATGTCAAAGGATTTATTGGAATTTAGGATAGACTCTAATCTTACTGGAATAGAATCTATGAAATTTAGAAACGGTGCATTGGATGATGATGATATAAAAAAGTGGGGGACTACTATTAAAAAATATAAGTCCTTGAATTCTAATTATTTATATATAAAAACTTATCCACGTAAATTTACTTTAGATAATATTGAGCGTGATTTATGTATGGTGCAAGATGAATCAGGTAAAAAAATAGATATGCTTTGTGTGGACTACCTTAATATTATTGATAATAAAGGTATGCGAGGTAATAAAGAATGGTCATCTCAAGCAGATATTGTGTGGGATTTTAAAGGACTTATTTCTGATTATAATTTGGTTGGTTGGACAGCAGGTCAGGTGAAGGATGAAGCCTATGAAAAAGAACTATATGAATTAGATGATTTTAAATATGCAAGAGCTATTGGAGAAACTGCTCCGGTTGTTATAGCATTGATACAAAGCGAACGTGATAAATTAGAAGGTAGAATGAAATTACAGGTACTTAAAATGCGCAATGCTGTGTTACCGCATAAACCTATTATTTTAGTACCTAATTTAGATTTTATGCGATTACATGAAGTTGTTCATAATCGGACATTAAGGAATATGATGCCGGATACTTTAAAAGTTAAAATTAAAAGAGTAAAGTATGCAAAGAGTGTGTGATGGATATAGAAACTGAATTAATAAACAGGGGTTTGATTTTAAAGCATTCAGGAAAAGATTATGTTTTGACCAATTGCCCTTTTCCAGATCACGAGGATACAAACCCTTCTTTTAGTATTAATCTTAAAACTGGAAACTTTATTTGTTTTGGATGTGGGCAAAAAGGTGATTTTTATGAATTGTTAAGTGTTTTGGATGATATAACCGTAGAAGAAGCGCATAGACGTTATAAGAATATTATTAAAACTGAAACATCTATTTTTGGTTTACTTGGGGAAATATTGGAAGATGAAGATAAAAAGTTTATTTATTATAGTAAATCTTCTTTTTTTAAAGTGTTTGGTCCAATAATACCTGGAAGTAAAGCGTATGCTTATTTAAAGAGTCGTAAGATAAGTGATAAGATGATTAAACGTTTTGATCTTAGATGGGGTGGTAATGTGTTTCGTTTTGCTAATAGGATTATTATACCGATTTATAGTAACACTGGTAAGTTAATAACTTATGCGGGTAGGACAATAATAAATGAGCAACCTAAAACAAGAAAAACACGATCTTTTTCAAATACACTTTTTGGTTTGTATCAATTAATTAGAAATAGAACTAAAAAGCGTATGCGGTATGGTATTTTAGTAGAGGGTGAATTTGATTGTATGTATTTGCAAAAGTTTAGATTAAATGCGGTATGTAGTATGGGAAAGCGTTTAAGTGATATGCAAACATATCTTTTACGTAAGTATTTTAAGAAAATTATAGTAAGTTATGATGGAGATTCTGCGGGGATTGATGCTATGTGGGGTAAAGGAAATGTATTGAATAAGCTTAAAAAGTATATGCCTGCATTTGGTGTACGATTGCCTGAGAATAAAGACCCTAATGAACTGACGAAGGAGGAAGTTTATGAAATCTATGAAACATATGTTAGATAGTACACACATTACGTTAAGTCCTGACAAAAAGTTTGTTATTATAGGAGTTGTAAATGATAAAAAAGAATGGGTATTGGATACCTTACAGGATAGAACCGCTGAATTTTTAAATGTATTATTTAATTATTCGCCTGTTGGGAAGGTTACTTTTTTAGAAGGGGATGGTAAAACATTTAGTATTTTAATACGAGATGTTACTAAAACCCGTAAAACTTTGGAAAAAAGAAAACATCATAGTAATATCATAGGTTTAAATGGAAAACCTTTAAATTAGAAATTAGGGGAGTGTTATGTTTGATTTAGTGTGTGGATTGGGGCAAGGCGGTAGTCGTTTGGGGCGGGAATTTGCTATTAATTTTAACAAGCCGGCTGTGTATATGAACTTATCTGCTATAGATTTTAGTAAATTTGATGCTCCACGACATAGTATGTTAGTTGTGGAAAACGGAGGTACAGGGAAGAATCCGGTAATAGGTGAGCGAGTTGTACGAAATAATTTTGATAAAGTACGCGTGTTTTTAAATAATATTAAGCGATTTGATGTACATAAATATATTTTAATTACGGTTGGTGGGGGTGGTGGCAGTGGTACAGGTTTTGTGTTTCCATTGATTGATTATTTATTAAAACGAAAAAAACAAATATTGTTAGTTTATACTACACCGGAAAAACGGGAAGGTGTTCCTACTAAGCCTAATTCATTGTTAGTGTTAAATAGAATAATAAAAGATTATTTACAGCAAAAGAAAGGAGTTTCTGTTTTATTAGTTGATAATGATTTTTGTATGGCTAAATATGGGGTTTCAGGATATTCATATTGGTATAAAGTTAATAAAGGTATAGTTAATTCATTAAAAAGATTTTGGTTGATGACTAATTTAGAAAAACTTAAAAACTATATAGATGTATCCTCCGGGTATAAAGCTTTAGATAAGAATGATTTGAAACGTATTTTGTATTCACATATAGGTTATGTGGATATTATACAGTTAAACTTTGATTCTGCAAATTTGCATAATATAAATTTTAATAACAGTAGTTTGGTGTTTAAAGAGCATTCGTTTAATACAGCTTCAAAATGTGTGATAGCATTAGGCATTCCCGATGAATGGAAACAAAATACAAATATATTGAATTTCTCGGAATATATATTTAATGCAGTATCCGAAATAAGTAAAAATGCTATTGATGTAGTGAGGTGTAGCTATTTTAATAAGAAAATACATAGAGCACATTTAAATATTTTGTTTAGTGGAATTACTAAAAGTAAAGGATTGCAACAATTAATTAAGGATACGGAAAAAGATATAAAACGTATTAGTAATATAAAGCCTATAAAATTACTTAATCTTGATAATATAGTGAAAGAAAAATAAAAAGAGAGTGTATATTATTGTAGGAGGTAAGTATGAAGACAATGGAAAATACTACTAAAAAAGATTGGAAAGAAGATGTGATTGAGTTCTCTTTTCAAGGTGTTGATTATTCTATGGAAGTGGCTAAATTGAATTTGAAGAATTTGACACCTTTAGAAGTAAAGGAAAAACTTAATACAATTCCGGCTAAGTTTGCGTATTGGGCATCTATGAAAAATGATATAGAACAGACTATTGAGTCCGTTACGGAAGACTATAATATATGGATGGCTGAGAAGTACGATGAGTTGGAAGGTGAGAAGAAAACTGAGAATTGGAAAAAGAATCAGGTTATTCTTAGAAATGTGGAAGATTATAAACAGTGGAAAGCTAAATTAGCAGGGTTACATTACGCGAATAAACAGGTGGATGTCATAGTTAAAAGCTATAATATGATGACATGGACTTTGCGAGAAATTGCAAGGGTGATTTATGCTGAACTCTCGAATATAGAAGCTACTGGTTCAGGTAGTTTAAATAATTTCTAATAGGAGGATTCAATGAAATCTTTAAAGAGAAAAGAAGATGTTAAGGCAAGTAAAGAAGCTGCTGCATCTGAATCCGGTAGAAAGTTTCTTAAAATACCGGATATGCGGACACCTTGGAGATTGTTATCTTTAGATTATGAAGATGGTTATATTCACTGGGTGGATGTACAAGGGCGTAAGATAAATGTTCCTTGTGTTGGTGGTGTAGAGGGTAAGGGGTTTGATCCTGATAATTGTCCTATTTGTGCATCTACTTTACAGTTATATGAAGATGCTAAAGCTTTAAAGGCGGAAGGTAAGGTAAAAGAATCTAAGGTACTTAAATCAGACGCTAATGATATGCGAGCTAAATATCAGGCTTTGTTTATTGCCGTTAGAGGTCAAAAAGTTCTTATAAAAGAGCGCGGTAAGGACGGTAAGATTAGAAAGGCTTGGGCTGCTGATTTTGATGCGAGTTCTGAAGATTCAGATGTGGAAGTAGGTATTCTTGCTTTATCAAAAAGCCAATTTTCTAATTTAATTGGATTGATTGGAAGTGAAGAGACTCCTTTTATAAAAACTGGAAGTGATTTAGGGAATCGTGTCTTGTGGAGTAAAAAGAGTTCTAAGAAAGGCAGAAGCGGTGGTAATGACTACACAGAAGTTACTTGGACGGCTGATCCTAGACCTTCTGAAACGCCTAAAATTGAAATACCTGAAAATGTTTCGATAGAAGGGTATTTTGATGTGGATGAGAAGGTTCTTAATAAAGTTGTATCTTATCTTACTGGAGAAGAGACTACGGATATTCCAGAAGATGACGCTGTAGATGCAGAATCTGATGAAGAGTCTGTAGAAACTAAGTCTGTAGAAAGTGATGTTGCAGAAGACGACGACTTCCCTGAAGATGATGAAAACTTTGGCGATGATATTCCTTGGGATGATGAAGCGGAAGAGGAAGAAGAAAAGCCTAAGAAAACTACTGTAAAGCGGAGTAGAAAAGTTAAGCTATAAAAGGATTAAAATTTGAATATTCAGGATATACAGAAAAAAGTTAATACAGAGTTGGGTAAGAAAGCTTTATTCATGTTATCCTCCGAGAAGAGGGGGTTCATTTCAGAAGGGTTAAGTTCGGGTTCTTATACTTTGAATAATGCCCTTTCTGGAACTCCCTTTATTGGTTATGTGCCTGGTCGAATTGTAGAAATATACGGGGAGGATGGGACTGGAAAGACTACACTAGCTTTGCATGCTGTTTATGAAGCACAACGTATTGAAAAGCAGTTAAAGCAATCTTTTCCAGTAGCATATATTGATATGGAGCAGGCTTTGGATACTAGATATATAGAATCAATAGGGGTTGATTTAGATAGGCTTTCTATTTCACAACCTGATTCTGCGGAAGAGGCTTTAAATGAAGTTGATTCTTGTGTATTAAATGGTTATAAGTTAGTTATTATAGATTCTGTAGCTTCTTTAATTCCACAGGCAGAGATAGACGGGGAAGTAGGAGACGCTCATATTGGTTTAACTGCTAGATTAATGGGGCAAAGTCTTAGAAAACTTGCGCCGCTAATAAACCGTAAAAAGGCTATTGTAATATTTATTAATCAAACACGTACTAAAATAGGTGTTATGTTTGGAAATCCTACAACTACCCCCGGAGGAAAGGCTTTAAAATTTTATGCATCCTATAGATTAGAGTTGCATTCTCCACGTAAGGGTGCAAAAAAAATTAAAACATTAAATAATATAGGTGTAGAACAGACGTTAGAAGTTGGTAAGTTAGTAACAATTAAAGTTGTTAAAAATAAGTTGTACCCTCCTTTTAGAAGTGCGGATGTATTTATTAAATATGGAGAGGGTATTGATAGGCAAGATGATCTACTTCGGTTGTTAAAATCTATTAAACTTTTAGATGATTCTATTTTTATTCCTTCTAAAAATAAAAAATATAGTGCAAAAGGTTTGCAAAAAGTGTTATCTGATATTGAAGTGCAAAAAGATATTAAAGATATTTTAACGGTTCGGTATGGACTTAAAGGGAGCAAAAAATGATAGTAGGTGCAGACGTACATTTAGGTAAAATAAATGATTCTTTTGATTTACCAACAGGAGAGAAAAGCCAGACACATGATGTTGTGGTTAGATTAAATGAATTGTTAGAAGTTGCTATAAAGGATGAACATATAATTTTATTACTAGGGGATATATTTACAAGAGTAAATCCTACAACTTACATAATATCTGTTTTTTTTAGATGGTTATCTGAATGTAAGCGTAATGGGGTTGATGTGTATATTCTTCCGGGAAACCATGATAGTGGATTTAATTGGATTAATACCGCTATGATTGAAAACGTACATTTAGATAATGTGCATGTAGTAAGTAGTGTTAGTACAATTACTATAAAGAAGCGTAAGGTCTTTGTTATTCCGCATATTCCTTTAGAAACGCAGGCAAAGATAGAGGAAGCCGAAGGTATGGATAAGTTTTTGTATAATGAATGGAAACTTGGTGGAAAGGCTCCATTAATTATTGGGCATGGTATGCTTACAAGTGTGGATTACAATAACGATATATTTTTTGAAGCTGGAACGGCTGTAATGATTAACTCAGACGTATTTGATACTGCTAAACTAATTCTTTTAGGGCACGTACATAACTTTACAGAAATAAAAAGTAAAAATAAATCTGTTGTTTACCCTGGAAGTTTAACTAACAATAATTTTGGGGAGGTAGATGATTTAAAAGCATATTTATATGTTGATTTAGAGAATCTTCATTATTCAGTTCATGCTTATTCAAGCGAAGTTACTCCTTGGGTAGATTTGAATATAGATTTGACTGAGAAAGATGAAACTGATATAGATGAAAAAACCATTGCTGAGTTGTGTAAAGACGCTGTAATTAAAGTTACAATCATAACGAACGGTGATAAGCAGATTGATGAAAATTATATACGCAAACTTGTTAATAAATATGGTAAAATAACTAGATTTGAAACTAAAGCATTAAGTATATCTAATAAAATAAATGTTTCTAATAAACAAAAGAGTCCAGAAATTCTTTTAAAGGAATACATAAAAAATATGGATGTTGATTCGGATGTAATTAAGAAGTTAGCTATCAAATTTGGTCGCGTTATTCTTTCTAAAGTGGGGGTGTCTGATGTTAAGTAAAGTAATTATGAAAGACTATATGGTATATGACCACGCTGAAATAGATTTAGCGGATGCTTCTATGATTGCGGTGGTAGGTGACAATGGAAGTGGAAAAAGCGCTTTTTTAGAAGCGTTGCCTTATGCTTTATACGGCACATCAAGGGATAACATTGCTAATCTGAGCAGGCTTAATGGCGGTGGTGATCATTTGGTTGAAGTTATATTAGGTGATTGGAAAGTAATGCGGGGTAGAAAAAATGGAAAACCTATTCTTAAGGTATATAAAAATGCAGATTTGGTTAGTAAAGGAAGTGAAGCCAATGATTTTATAATTGATAATATTACTGGAATGAACGAAACTGCTTTTTTGCTTACTTCATTTTACGGTTTGGGTGATACTAAGAACGCTGACAATTTGATTAAAGTTGCACCTTCTGTAAGGTTGGAAACTTTGCAAAGATTAAAAGGGGTGGGGATATACAAAACTTTGCATAAGATGGCTAAAGCAGAACATGCTGTTGTACTACAGAAAATGGAAGCAGTAATAAATAAAATGAGTAGTATTCAAGATTTGGTGTTAGAAGATGTGAGTTCTTTAATTTCTGAAAGTGTTGTGCTGTCCGATACTGTTAAAGCTAATGAATTAGAATTGCAAGTACAACGTAATGTAAGGGAACAATTAAAGGTACAAGAAGATAAATATAGAAATTTACTTGCCCGTATTTCCTCTTTAAAAGAAAAGATAGCTAATAATAAACAGCTTTTGGTAGAATACGATAGTGATAGAGAAAGTTTATTAGAAAATAAAAAGACTTTGATTAAAGAAGGAAGAGAGATAGAGCAATCTTTAAAAGACATACGTAAAAAGATAGAGGCTGTAGATTATGATGCATTACAGGAAAGTTTATCTAAGTTAAAATTAAGACAAGGTAATATAGATTTGATGTTGCAGTTAAAAACAATAGCTACAGAAGGTGGTGTAACTGATAGTTGTCCTTTATGTGGAAGCCCTTTAGAAGATAGTGTTACTAATAAATGGACGGAAGATGTTATTGCTTTGAACAAAAATTTGCAAACTACATTAAAAGGGATAACTAGTATATCTGTAGAAATGAAAACTTATGATACGTACACTAAAAGATTAGTTGATTTGAAGAATTCTAAATCTAATAATGTGGAAGGTTTAAAACGGATAGATTCTTTAATTTCTGTGAATGTACAGAATTCAAAAAAGTTGGAAAGTGAATTAAATAGAATTTCAAATACTTATACTGAATTATTAGATGAAGTTGGTTCTGATTACCAAAAATTGCCTTCTATGATTAATGAAACTTTAAATAAGATTGAGGATTTGATTGCTGTAATAAATACAGATAAACAGAAAATTCACAATATTAAAGATACACTTAGTAGGAATGACGCTATGAAACTTAAAATAAAGAACTATAAAAAAGAATTGGTTGTTTTGAAAAATGAGGATAAAGCTTATAATTTGCTTGAACAAGCATGGAATAGATATGGCATCCCTTTAAACCTTATTAGAGAATTATATCAGTCTATTCAGGATAAAGCTTCTGCCATATACCAAGAATTTGATAATGGTTCAATAGTGGTGAAAGAAGTAGAGGATAGGGGACGCCCCGGAGTAGATTTTATTTTACATGATAGAAAAGGAAACCGTAATTTTAAAATGCTTTCTTTAGGGGAAAAGGCTATGTTTTTTATATCAGTAAGAGTAGCGATAGCGCAGATAATTTCAGAGATTAGAAACATACACATTGAGACAGTTATATTGGATGAAGTTTTGGGTAATCTTTCTCCTACTAAAAGGGATTCGCTTATAAAGATGCTTAATAAAACATTACGTAAGTTATTTCCACAGGTTATTATGGTATCTCATACTGTTATGTGGGATATTTTTTCAAAGACTATTAAATTGACTAATGTGAACGATACGACTCAGGTGGAAGTTATTTGATATACGCTAAGAATGATACGGAGTGGTCGTTGAAAGTAAAGGAAAAGTATCATGGTGTGTGTGCTTTTCCTAATTGTAAAAGGACATTTGGATTGAGCGCACATCATGTTTTTAGACGTGGACATAAAGAATTAAGGTTAGTAATTGAAAATGGGATATACGTGTGTTCATATCATCATAGAATGTTTGAACGTAAGGGGGTTTTGTGGAGAGAGCAAATAATGCCGTTATTGATAGGCCGACAAACATATTTGGAACTGAAGGCAGTGCTACGGACTACTTTGCCTTTAAGGAATATAGAAAATATCAAAAGAAAATTATCGATAAAATCGAAAGAGCTTTCGAGTATGGATATAGATACGTTATTTTAGATGCGCCTGTAGGGAGCGGTAAGTCTGTTATAGGGTATAGTTTTGCTAGACAATCAGGGGCTGCGCATATTTTAACTATTCAAAAATTATTACAAGATCAATATAAACGTGATTTTAAAGATGCTTTTGTTATGAAAGGTAGAGGATCGTACAGGTGCGTGCGTAGTGGTGGTGTGTTTTCTTGCGCTGATGGTTTATGTAAACGGAAACGTATAAAAAAATGTATTGATTGCCCATATACAATAGCAAGAGAACACGCTGAAAGTTCGCCTATAACAGTACATAACTTTGATTCTTTTTATTGGACCAATTTAATGGGAAAAGGATATGTCCCTAGACATTTATTAATAATAGATGAATGCTTTCCTAAAAACACTTTAGTACAAACCGATAAAGGAAATCTGCCTATTCAAGATATTGGAGTTGGGGATACTGTATTGGCATTTAATGATATAACAGGAGCCTTCGCTTGGAAAACAGTAAAATCTACTACAGTAAGGCAGACTTTTGAGATATGTGAGATAACATATAGCGATGGTAAAACTTTGGTTGTTACTCCTAACCATCCTTTTTTAACAAAACGGGGTTGGGTCAATGCGAAAGATTTAATTCCTAATGCTGATTTTGTGTATAGTATAACGCATTCTGTAATTAAAGGAGAACTATATGGGGAAGAAAGGGCCAAAACCAAATCCAAAATCAGCTTATCATTATTTGGAAATAAATTGCAGTTATTGTGGGAAAAGTTGTGTAAGTACAAATATAGGAAAAATAGGGTACTACCGCAAAACTGGAAAATTTTATTGTTCAAAAGAATGTGCTTGTTTAGCAAAATCGGATGCTTTAAAAGGGAGAATAGTATCCAAAAGAGTAAGAAAACAATCCTCCGAAAGAATGAAATTACACAACCCGATGTTCGATCCTTTAATACGAGAGAAGGTGAAAATATCTTTGTGCAGAATAAAGCACAAACCAATAATTCAGGGAGGGAACGGAAGAGGACCTACATTACCACAAAAGATGATGGCGACGGCTTTGGGTTGGGAAATAGAAGGAATAATAACAATAGGAAAAGAGCTGAAAATGAAATACATAACTCCGAATCATTACAAAGCGGATATAGCCAATTTCAATTTGAAAATAGCTATAGAAATAGACGGTCCATCTCATGGTTCTTTAAAAAAGCAGTTGCAAGATCGAAAGAAAGAAAGAGTATTGCAGGAGTTGGGGTGGAAAGTATTGCGATTTACAAACAAGGAAGTTCTGAAAGATTTGGAGAGTTGTGTGGATCAGGTTATGTATATAATTTAGAAGTGGAAGACTACCATACATATATTGCAGGTAATAGACTAGTTCATAATTGTCATAATATACCAAGTAAATATGCTGATTTTTTATCTTTTACTGTATCGAGTACACCGCAATATGAAATACCTGAATTTGATGATATACGTGATTATACTGAATTGCTTAAAAATATTAGAGATGATTCAATAGCTGAATTAAATATGATAGATTCTTTAAAAGATGCTATGGACGGTTTGGATACCGAAAACGTTAGAAGAGAAGCTGAATTGCGTAAAACTTTAGTTAAACTAAATAGATATTTGCTTAATTTAGAAAGAAAAGATAGTACAGAATATGTTTTTGATTATAAATCTAATGGTAAGTATGGTGGAAAAGTTACATTTAAACCTTTATATGTTGCGGATTTTGTAAAAGATGGTTTATTTAGATATGGAGATAAAGTTTTATTAATGTCAGCTACTATATTAAGTTCTAATATGTTTTGTAGAGAGGTAGGGCTTGATCCAGAAGAAGTTTATTACTTAAAAGTGCCTAGTACATTTCCTACGGAGAACCATCCTATTTGGGCTATGAATTCTGGTTCTATGAGTATGCGTAATATCCAAAAGACTTTACCTAAGATGATAGATACAATAAAAAGGATATTAGATAAGCATCCTAATGATAAAGGTATTATTCAGACGCATAGTGAAAAAATTGCCAATTATATTAAAAGTAATTTACATAGTTCTAGGTTGCTTTTTAATAAGGATTTTAATGATCCGTATGAAATGTTGGAAGTGCATAAGTCCAGACCTAACAGTATTATAGTTGCAAGCGGATTGCGGGAGGGTTTGGATTTATATGGCAATTTGAGTAAGTTACAAATATTTTGTAAGGTTCCTTATCCGAGTTTAGGGGATAAATGGGTTAAACGTAGATTAGAATTAAATCCGGTTTGGTATGGCTATATAACTACACTTATGTTTGTGCAAGCAATAGGAAGGTCAATACGTAGTGCTGATGATGAGGTGGATACTTATATATTGGACTCTGATTTTGGGTATTATTATAAGCGTAACAAACAGTTTATTCCTGATTATATAAGAGAATCTATTATATGGGGTAGAAAATGAGTAAAACATGGAAAGCATTTGAATTAACTGTGGCTAAATTTTTTAATACTAATAGGACACCATTATCCGGCAGTAATTCCAGGCACGATACTACTTCAGATACGTTGCATCCTACGTTATATATTGAAGCTAAGCGGGATAGGCGTTACGTAGGAAAGACTTTGGGGGATTTATTGCATAACACTGTAAAAGAGGCTAAAAAAGAGCACAAGACCCCTGTGGTGGCTCTAAGAGAGCATAATAAAAGAGGTTTCTGGTTAATAATTAATTCTTTTGATTTTGAAAAGGTGGTGAAAATATATAATGACCAACTCTCTAAAAAATTATAGGCAAATAGATGTTGTTTTTGTAGATGGTATGAATTTGCTTGCTCGTAATTATCATGGCATATCTAATATTCAATATGACGGTAAAAATATGGGAGCTTTTTTTGGTACAGCTCGCTTTATTATGAAGGTATGGAAAGAATTACATACGCATAATATTGTATTTATATGGGAAGGTAAAAATTCATGGAGAAAACAGAAGTATCCTTTTTATAAATCTAATAGAACCTATGACACACAAAATGATTTTTATGAATGTGTGAGGGATTTTCAAAAAGTATTGCCTTTGTTTGGTGCTACACAAGTTCGTATAGAAGGGTTTGAAGCGGACGATACTGTAGGTTATTTGTTGGATAAGAATAGAGGAAAAAATTGTGTTATTGTTAGTAATGACTGGGATTGGTGGGCTTATTTAAATGATTCTGTGCAAGTATGGTACAGGAATGGTATAACAAGTAAGGAAATGTTATCTGTTATGTTTGAACGAAGATATGGGGTAGTTAATTTTGATGTTACTCGAATAGGTATGTTTAAAGTTTTTACAGGTGATAAAAGTGATGGAATATCAGGGGTGCCTAGATTTCCACGGAAATTTGCTGCATATTTAGCTATGCGAACGTCATCTGTAGATGGTGCTATGCTTTTGCTTAAAAGATTAAATGTTAAATGGTTTAAAAAGGCAAGTTTGAATTATACTATTTTAAAACAGAATTATGAATTAATACATTTAAATAAATTGGTTGATGTTGACGTGGAAAAATATATTTCTATTGAAAAGGGTGTATATAATAAAGAGAAGTTAATAAAAGAGTTTAATAAGAGAGGTATGGTTACATTAAGCGACCAATTATGAAATTGAATGAGGCAATACCACTAGATGATATTTTTGATTATTACTCTAAAAGTAATTCTGATAAAAGAGTTGCAGTAAGTTCTATTTTAAGAAGTGATATGTTTTGTGTTAGTGGGGGTACTATAAAAAACACTAAAATAGAATCTGGTTTTTCTATGATTAATTCTACTTTAGAAATGAGTATAGGTTTGGTTATAGGAATGATAAAACTTGGAAAAGCGGAGTATGGTAATTTATGGGTAAGAGTATTGAAAGAGAAAATAGACGAATTATTGTAGAGTATAATCCTGAATGTACTTTATGTAAGTTGAATCAAAGTGCAATGAATGTTTGTTTACAGGGGGATGGTTCTGACTATGCTGATATAATGATTATAGGCGAAGCCCCCGGAGTAACGGAGGATGAAGAAGGTAAACCATTTGTAGGGCAAGCCGGAAGATATTTAAAACGAGAATTATTACCTCCGGCTGGATTGGATATTGATACTGTACGTTTTACAAATGCGGTTAGATGCCACCCGCTTAAAAATAAAACACCTACGATAAATTATATAAAAACATGCCGACCTTATTTAGAGGCTGAGATAAGGAGAATAAAGCCTAAAGTTATAGTTGGTATGGGTAATGTTCCTTTGGCTTCACTTTTACATTTCTTTTACAAAAGCAGAGGTGAAGAAGGGGTTGTGGATAAAGGACGTACAAAAGTTGGGGGTATAAGTAAGTGGAGAGGGCATAAAATATGGTTAAATGAGTTTAATTGTTGGTTTGTTCCTACATTTCATCCTTCTTATGCTATGCGTACTTATAGAGGCGGTTCGAATTATATTACAGATGTTATTATTAAAGATTTAGAATTAGCTGGTTTTCTTGCTAATAGTAAACTTCCTGTTATTCCAAAATTGAAAATACATTATTTAAAAAAAGATGTCGAAATTAATAGAATGTTAAAAGTGATGTGGGATTCAGGAGTGTACGCTTTTGATATAGAAACAGGGGGTACAGGAAATTCCGATGAACGGTGGATTTTGGGAGCGTCTTTTTCTTGTTCCGAAACAGAAGGATTTTTTGTAGATTGGGAAAATTTAAAAAGTGATACGGTATATAAGAAGTTTTTAAAATTAGTTAATAGTTCTAATAAACTTAAAGTGATGCATAATGGAGCGTATGAATTAAGAATTTTTAATTTTCACAATATACCTTTTAATGACAGGCACTTTGATACTATGCTGGCAGCACATTTATTAGACGAGAACTTCGAAAAAAAACTTAAATCTTTGGCGTGGACTGAAACTTTTTATGGGGGCTATGATGTTTTGTTGGAAAAATATAAACAAGAGCATAAGATTAAAGTGGATTATTCAAAAATAGATAGAAAATTACTTGCTAAATATGGGGCTATGGATGCTATTACAACTTTTATTCTTTATAAACAACAAATAAAAGCATTAAAAAAACAAAAGTTATATCCTTTATTTCATAATATAGTTATGCCTATTAGACGGGTAATGTCAGATGTTGAATATACCGGATTTAAAGTGGATGTTGCACGGGCACAAGAAGTGAAAAAAGCTAGTGTGAAAGCCATTAATACGTTAGAAGCTAAAATATATGAAGCTACAGATAGCGAATTTAATATTAATAGTACAAAACAGTTATCAGAGGTTCTGTTTAAGGTTATGAAGTTAAAACCTTATAAAAAGACTAAAACAGGATATAGTGTGGATAGTGAGACATTAAGTCATTTAAAGGTAATGTATCCTGATATAGATGTATTACATTATTTATCTGACAGGTCATATGTTAGGACCATGTTAGCTACACACATAAGCCAAGCTATTAATTTTGTTTGGAGTGATGATAGAGTTCATACGCATTATAATTTGAGTGGTGCTGTAAGCGGGCGTACAAGTTGTTCTAAACCGAGTATTCATAATATCCCGAGAGACGGGTTGATTCGTAGTTTGTATATGGCAAGTGAAGGTCACGTATTAGTAGATGCTGATTTAAAATCTGCGGAATTAGCGTATTTAGCTGCGGTTAGCGGGGAAGAAACTTTTATAGAAGCTTTTGAAAAGGGATTGGATATACATGCCACTACATATAGAAAAATGCATAATTTACCTAATGATTATATACCTACAAAAGAAGAGCGAAGGACAGGTAAAGTTGTTAATTTTGGTATAATTTATGGAATTTCTCCTATTGGTTTGGCTAAAAGATTAGAATGCAGTATTGAGGAAGCAGAGGACTTTATAGAAATGTATTTTGAAGGATTACCTAAGATTGCTGAATATTTGGAAAAGCAAAAGAGATTGGTTCGTACCAAAGGGTATGTTAGATCAATCTTTGGTAGGCGTAGATTATTGCCGTTAGGATTATCCGACAGTGAATTAGATTACCAAAGAGCGCAGAGACAAGGCATGAATTCTCCTATACAGGGTGGTGCTGCCGATTATACTTATTTAGGGCTTATTAAATTGTATAAGTTATTAAAAAAGCATAAATTAGGAAGTAAAATAGTTCATAGTGTACATGATTGTGCTATTACGGATACGTGGGTATATGAAGTTGAGGAAGTTAAGGAATGCACAAAGGAAGCATTTGAGACTAAATTAGATATATTACCTATTCAGATGAGAGTAGATATTGATGTTTATAAGCATTGGGGAGAAGGGGGTGAATCTCGCTTGCAAAATATTTTTAATAGTATTAATATAACAATATGATAGGAGGTTTATATGAGAATAGAGGCTACTAAATTTGATAGTTTTTTAAAGGCGGATGGTGGAGGTGCCTTTTCTAGGATAGAGTATTTAAATAACAATGTGTTGTTACGCATTGCTACAGTTAAAGAATTGACGGGTGTAGCACATTTTTATTTTGGGGCAGACAGAGGGCAGATCACAACAGGGAGAGCTTTTAGTTCTGTTCCATTTGCAGGTGGTGACGTAGGTTATAGGCTACGTTTTGGTTCATTTTATAAGTTTGTTACTAATGTAGAGGTAATAAAGCCATTGCCGGAAAAAGTACATGCGGATATTGAAATTATTCCTGATATGTATGGTAGTGTTTATATTTTACCAATTAATTTTAAACCTGGTTTTAAAGGCCGAATATTTTTTATAGGGAATGTAACTAGAAGGACAGAAATGGTTGAAATGTTTGCATTTAGTCAGTTAGTGTTTCGTAGTCCTGTTGTGGAAAGTGAAAAAGTTAAAGCTATTAAACCTAAAGTAAGAGGTAAAAAGAGTGAAAATATCATTTCTGCTAAACAAAAGTCTATTAAACAAGGTTAATGTTAGTTCTGTTCATTTAATCTATTCTAATTTGTTATTTGATAAAGAGTATTTAAATTTTTATTTAAGTAAACCTAAAGGTATTGAATATTATCAGGTAGGTGAATCCATAAATAATAATTTAATGCCTGATATAGATGTAATGTTATTCGATTCTGATTTTATTCATTCGATAAAAACTATTAAAAAGTATGCTAAAGAAAAGCGAGTTGGGGTTATACTAAAAAATAATAATAGTTTATTTAGAGTAGAGCAAGAATACAAGAAATGGTCTAGTTTAGATTTTATAAGTGATATAGCTATTCCATTGAATATCGGTAAAGTAAACGATAATAAATTGTTATGGAAGGGTACAGAGCGAATTAAATTTTTTAAGAATTTAGTAAATCATAATACTTTTTCTTTTAGAATTAGACATCATTTATATGGGTTGAGTAATCCTATAGAGTTAATGTTTTATCATAAGAGATTTAGTAATGTAGTGTATTCAAAATTTGAAGTTGTTTTTTGTGCAAGTGCATTGATAAACAGTATATATGGTATGGATTTTTCGGAGATTAAAGGTTTATACTACGCACCTGTAGATATTTCCGCAGATATGGAACGAAGTTATTTAGGTTTATTGCCTTATTTTGGTTATGAATTGGGTTATTATCAGCGTAAAAAATTTTTTTCTAATTGTGATATACTATTAAATGCTTTGCATAGTTCTTTAGAAATCGATGAAATTGATTTGAAGGTTGTCCATGAGTAAAAAGACTAAAAAAGTTACAGGTTCAAAAAAACCTAAAAAGGAAGTTAAGAAACTTTTGTATAGTTTAATAGGAGACCTTATTATCAATACTGCGACTCCACCTACAGTAATGGGTGGTTCAAAAGAATTTGTTAGTGAGTCTATGGTTATAGACTCTTTTGGATGTGTTTTTGTGCCTACTACATTAAATATTACTATAAACAACTATAAAAAAATAGTTATGTTAAACGCAGAGGAAGTGGAATTACTTCTTAAATTGCTAAAGGTAGCGGAGTATGACTCTAAAGCAAAGAATACGTGATTATTTAGATAATTGCAGTGTTCAAGAAATAGATTTAGATAATCTAGCACCTGTTGTGCGTGCCCCTGTGGCAGTGGGAAGTGGTAAATTTTTATCTGTTGAAGATGTGCCTAATTCTGTAGATGACTTGCCGTTTATACCCGAACGACAACGTGATTTTGCTTTTCATTATGCTATAGAATACCGGCGAATGAGTCAATGGGCAAAAATGTATAATGTGAAAGTGTCTACTATAAGTGCATGGCTTAGGAATCCGGGGGTACAGGCGTACATTGGGTTAATACGTTATCAGCGTAGAGTTTATAATTTTGCTATGTCAGTTAGTTTGGAAAGAAGTGCTTACAAGGCTTTAAATGGTGTTTTAAACAAGAAAATAACTAGTGATACTATTGGTGCGGTGTTAAGTGCTGCTAAGTTTGTGTACAATTTTTTGAATAAAGGTTCGGATAATACAGATGATTCAGAGATAAAGAATAAAGTAGAGGTTAATATAGGGGGTGCACCGCAACGGACAGAACCTATTGTGCGTTATATCGGAAGTAAAACAGTTGATTCATCTAAATTGCATGAATTGAAAGATGAGATAGATGAATTGGAAATAGTGGCTAAGAGTATAGGGGTAGATATAGATTGAGTAACTCTGATGCCACATCTAAAATTGCTATAGTTAGTCGGTTGTATGGAAAATACAAAACTGTAAAAGAAGTTAAAGAAGCAAAATTAAGAGAAGCTTTAAGAGATTATCCTGCTTTATATTGGGCTAAATATTACCACGTTAATACCAGAAACGAACGCATGAGTTTCAAAGGCTTAAATTATTTATTAGAATTATACAAGGTAATAGATAAAACGCCTCGTATGTGCGTGGAAAAGTCTGTACAGATGGGTTTATCTGAACTATTTATTATTCAATCTCATGTAGAAGCCGGACGTAAAGGTTTAACAGTTATGTATGTTATGCCTAAGTATGAATTACGTAATAGGTTTGTAAACAATAGAATTTACAAGTTACATAAGCATGTAAATGCGTACAGAGGTATGGTATTGGAAGCAGAAACTAAAGTGCATAGAACATCATTAATGCATTTTGGGAAAGGAACTTTGGCGTTTGTGGGGTCAAATGTAGAAAGCGAGTTCATTGAAATTCCTGTAGATAGTGCTTATGTAGATGAGAAAGATCGTTGTAATATGGCTAATTTGTTGATGTTGCCTGATAGGCTTTCTGCTAGTCCATATAAATATATGAGGGAGATAAGCAATCCTACAGTAGAAGGTTTTGGGATAGATGAGCGGTATCAGGCAAGTTCTCAGGCGCATTGGAGAATTAAGTGTCCTCATTGTGGAGAGTGGTTTGTGCCTGATTTTTTTAAGCATGTGGTGCGACAAGTAGGACATAATAAGTATATACCAAGAGATAAAGAGGCTGATCCTGACCCTGATGCCGGAGGAGTAATACGTCTTATACATAGTTGTGGAAAGCCTGTTGATAATTTAAGTGAAGGGGAGTGGGTGCATAGTTACCTTAATAAGGAATGGAAAGGCTATCAGATTAGCAAAGTCTATGGTAGGTTTGCGAGTTTGAGAGATTTATATCGAAAATGGGTTCAAGCGTTGGGTAATGATTTAAAAATACAGATTTTTTATAATTCTGATTTAGGACGCCCCTACTCTGCTAGAGGAGCTAAGATACTTAGAGAAGCTTTAGATGCCTGTAAATTAGATTATAAATATCCTGTAAGTAAAGTTGAATCTCGTAATACACGCTTTATGGGAGTGGATGTTGGTACTAAATTGCATGTTATTCTACGTGAGCGTCTTATAGTGGGAGAAGAAATAAGAAACAGGTTATTGTTAGCTGTGGCAGTACCTGGGTTTTCTCAAGTGGCGCAGTTAATTAGTGAATGGAAACCTAAGAGAATTGTTATAGATGCAATGCCTGAGATACATAAAGTTATGGAATTGAAAGCTAAGTATAGTGATGTATGGTCCAGTAGATTTGAGCAGAATGCAACATCTTTAGTTAAACATAAGAAGGAGAGAGAATTGCGTATGAATCGAACGGCTATATTAGATGCTGTAAAGCAGGAAATAGATTTAAAGCGATATGCTATACCGGAATCTGCGGAGTTTATTGATAATGGAGATTATTATGAACACATGATGTCATCTACCCGTATATTAGAAGTTAATGAAAGTAATCCAGAGAAATCAAATTTTAAATGGGTACATACTAAACCGGATCATTATTTTTTAGCAGAAGCATATTGTTTACAGGCTAGTATGTTGGTTCCTATCCATGATATTTTTGAATTTTTTACAGAGCAAGCTAGTATATCACATAAATTTGATAGAAGAAAAAAAGTTTATACTAAAGAATTAAGCGATTCTGAAAAAGAAGAGATTATGAAATTGAAGAGGCTTACTCCACAAATAGTATTGAGTAATTTACAACGTAAATATGCTGAAGATACTTTTGTTAAGCCTAAGAAAGATTACGAGGGTTTAGGATTATTGATAGCATCTATGTATAAAACACAGGGCTATATAGATGTGTTTTTATTGGCTAAAATAGCTGATATAGAAGTAGAAAATGTGATTAAAACATTAAAGGAAAAAGGATTTAAAGAATCGAAGATTAAAGGTCAATATGTGAAATGATATGCGTACTTGTATCATTTGTGAATTACAGTTTGATGATTCTAAGTTTAAATTTAATGATTTTATTTGTGATAGATGTTTTAAAAGACTTAAAAAGAAACCTAATTATAATAAGGATGCATCTAGGTATGTGTCTGTTCGTATGGCGTATGTGTTGCTTTTGCAAGCTATACGAGAGCAAGCTATTGCGGATGGTGAATTATACGACTTTGAAGAATATTGGCTTCAGTTGCCCGTGATGAAAGAATTAAAGTGTATCTTATAGTAAGGGGGTTTTGTGAGAAGACGTACAATTCGTAGGACAGATTATTTGTACGCGGGTTTTAATGATCCTCCACAGAAGATTACGGGAGATAGCTATAGAACTTTGTTTAGTATTGGAGGGCGTACTTATAGTTTTGCGGGTGTTGTGTTTGAATCAAGGATAAAGGTATCTGAATGTACTGTAAACAATGTGTTTGCGTTTATAAAAGGTCAACGTAATAAGCATGAACCTATGACTTTGCAATATATGGCGGATAATATTAAAATAAACAAGACAACACTTGCTAAATCTATTCGTTTCTTAGAAAACAAAAACCTTATAAAAGTAGAGCGTAATTCTAAAAATAAATCAAAAGGGTGGGTTTATAGGAGTATTGTATGATAGTAACTTTAAAAAATGAGAAAACTAAAGCTACAATAAGTTTGGATGGTAAAAATAAAACAGAGATAAAGAAGCATCTTAAGGAGTTGCTTAAAGGACATCCTGCCTTACCTAAAACAGGCTGGGAAATAGTGCCAGATTTAGAAGAATAGTATTGATATGAAGGAGTAGCATTAAATGAGTAAGAACTGGGTAGGAAATAAAACATCAGCTTTTACGGTAATTGGTGCAGTAGGACATTCGGATATCAATAGACCTGAATATGATTATTATGCTACAGAGCCTAAAGCTGTTAAATTATTACTTGAATTGGAGAGCTTTTCTAATGTACTAGAGCCGGCTTGTGGCGAGGGCCATATTTCAAAAGTATTAGAGAGTTACGGTATTAAAGTTACTAGCTATGATTTGATTGATAGGGGTTATGGTAGACGAAAGCACTTTTATAAAATTAAATATTGGGATGGTGATATTATTACAAACCCTCCATATAAATGGGCAACTGAGTTTGTTTATCATGCACTTCATATCATTCCTAGAGGTAGGAAAATTGCTTTTTTTCTAAAGCTACAGTTTCTTGAAAGTCAAAAGAGAAAAAAATTATTTGAGAAATATCCACCTAAAACAGTGTATGTATCAAGTAGTAGGTTGCATTGTGCTTTAAACGGAGAGTTTGACAAAATGCACGCGAACGCTATCGCATATTGTTGGTTTGTTTGGGAGAAAGGATTTAAAGGAGATACTGTTTTAAAGTGGTTTAATTAATTTTTTGTGTTTATTTAAAGGAGAAATGTGATGAATAATGCTTTTTGGGATTCTGCGGATTTTGATTTTTTAATGAGTCGTGTTGATCGTTTTATGTATGTGCGAGGTATTCGCAATGAAAAGATAGGCATAGTTGTTCGTAATAAACGAGGACAATATGGTTGGTCTCTTTACAACGATAAGAAAGAAGACGAACCGGCTTATCGAGAAAGGGGTCTGAGAATTGCACTTTCTCGCTCCGAACACAAAAATTATTCTATTTTAGATGATCTTGATAATCGTATAAAGCGATGGACTGAGTTTTATCGCAGAAGATTTGGAACGTATCCTGAAGGTGTTTTTTGTAAGTTGGCTGTGGTAAAATCTACTGTTATTAAAATGATGAAATGGGAAAGGGATACTGAAAAGGTAAATGAAATGTAAGGAAGTGTTTTATGAAAGTTATTGTTGCTGGCAGTAGAGGAATTACTAATTATTCTATTGTTAAGGGTTGTATTCAAGATAGTATTACTGATGATTTTGTTATAACTGAAATTGTTAGTGGTCATGCCCGAGGAGTTGATAGGTTAGCTGAAGCTTATGCTCATTTTTATGGCTTACCTGTTAGAGTATTTTCAGCTGACTGGAATCTTTATGGGAAGTCAGCAGGTTATATTAGAAATACTGAGATGGCTAAATATGCAAATGCACTAATAGCTATATGGGATGGGAAAAGTCGTGGTACAAGACACATAATTAATGAGGCTAAGAGGCTTGGGCTGAAAGTTAAAATATATAAGGTTAAGTAGAATTATAATGTGTTTTTATTGTTGTAATAGAGGATATAATTAATGGAGGAAAAGAAATGAAATATAGAGCGATTGTTAAAAGTCCCATGGAAATAATAGGCAAAGATGTAAAAGAATTTGAACTGGAAATAAAAGAAGTTAGATATTGTTACATTTTAGAAATGTATGATATGCGAGGCAAGGAAATAATCGTAACTGATAATGGAGTTAAATATGATTATTATAGTGAGAATCAAGGTTGTGGTTGGCTTAAAAACTGGCTTAAGAATATTAGGCCAATAGAAGAGAAGTGGAGAGCTTTTAAGGGTGGGGAAATGCCTATAGAGTGTGTTAATTACATCTATCGGAAAAAATATTTAGTATCCCAACAATTTAGAGTTGTTGGATACAACAGAGATAGTACTAGTCAGCTACGATTTTATGATGGTTGGCTGAGCAATATAGAGGTGTTCAGCGAAAGAGAGGTTTCCAAAGATGGGGGCAAAACATGGGAACCTGTAGGGGTGAAAGAATGAAATGCGGTTACATGATAAAAACAGTAGATAAGAATTTGCAAGGATATGATGGATTTCAATATCCAAAGAAAGGATTAGTAACTGCGCCGGATTGGAATCCCAAACCTGTATGTGGTGATGGGCTACATGGGTTAATCCATGAAACTAAAGACCATTGCATAAAGGACGGTGATATATGGATGGTTTTGAAATATATAAAAGGAGAAGAGATAATCATAGGTGACAATAAAATAAAGGTTCCGAGGGCGTGGGTAGTAGGATATGGAACAGCAGGGGAAATGCAAGCTCTGTTCAAGAAAAGGACAGATAAGCCTTACGTATATGGCTATGCGATGAAGAAGGCAGGTGATGGCTCAATTCTTACAGCAGGTAGTTGGTCAACTCTTACAGCAGGTAGTTGGTCAACTCTTACAGCAGGTGATGGCTCAACTCTTACAGCAGATAATTGGTCAACTCTTACAGCAGGTGATGGTTCAACTCTTAAGGTAGGTAATTGGTCAACTCTTACAGCAGGTAATTGGTCAATTCTTACAGCAGGTAATTGGTCAATTCTTACAGCAGGTGATGGTTCAATTCTTACAGCAGGTGATGGCTCAACTCTTACAGCAGGTGATGGTTCTGTGTGTACAGTTTATGGGGATTGTGAAGTACAATTTGAAGGTGAGGTAACCCTTGTATTAATATACAATAAACACTACGTAATATCTAAAAAATGGGATGGTAGAAAATATAAAATATACAAAAGAGGTAATAAAATTATAGAGGAATTGGTGGAGGAAAAGAAATGATAAAAGTTAACATTAAAGACGCCAAAAAGATGTGTGTATGGAATAATAATATGAATATAAAAGAAGAACGATGGGTAATATGTGAATTAGAAGATGGTTATCTTGCCTTGGCAGAAAAGGTTAAGCCTAATAATTATATGGAATATTGGCATCCGTTTGTAATTTACCGGCACGCAGAAGAAATAAAAGAATCTGAATGGAGGCAGTTTAAAGAAGGAGAAATGCCAATAGAGTATATTAATTATCTTTATAAGGATAAGAAGACTGGTGTTGTAGATAGACCAACTGGATATGTGGGTAGAACATCAGTACAACTGCGCATATACAACGGATGGAAAAACAGTCAAACATTATTTGAGGAGAAAGAAGTTTCCAAAGATGGAGGCAAAACATGGGAACCTGTAGGGGTGAAAGAATGAATAAGGTACATATTATTTTTAGTGAGACTTGGCTTAAAGCTACATGTGAAGAGGTAGAGCAAATTCTTGAAGAGACAATTAAGGAATTTATGCAAGTTGGTGAAAGAATAATTAATATCGAAAAAATAAAAAGGGAAGATGGTTTATCAAGATTTTGGATTTATGTGGAGGAAAGAAATGAAATATGATAATTTGTTAAGATTTCTTTTAACCTATTGTAAGGTGTCAAAATATGGCGATGTGCGATTACGTATGGCAGAGTTAATGTATGAAGATTCTTATTTGCTTGCTATTAATAATAAGCACGCTCTTCCTGGTTATAAAGAAAAATTAATGGTTGCAAGAAAAGAATATCTTGAATATATAAGAGAAGAAGAAACGAGCTGTAAACCGGAAGAATGTTTTGAAAAATGGGTGAAAGAATATTTTGATAGGAATATAGATTTGGATAAGGCAGATGATAGATATATAAGTTATCAGGTGTATGATATGTGGAACGCTTATAAAAAAGGGTATGAACAAAGAGAGAAGGAAACGAAACATGAAATACAATAATCTGTTGTTATATTTTCTTCAGGGCGGGCTTGTAACTACATCGCAAGATGAAGATAAATACAATCTGTATATGAATATGTATTTTACCAGTAGAAAATTGTTAAAATTAGCACGCAAAGAATATCTTGAATATATGGAGGAGGAAAGAAATGATAAAAGTTAATATTAAAGACGCTAAAAAAATGTGGGTATGGGATAGTGTGAACACGAAAACAAAACGATGGGTAGTATGTGAATTAGAAGATGGTTATCTTGCTTTAGGAGAGCGAGTTAGTCCTGATAATTATATGGAGTTTTGGTCTCCATTTGTAATCTTTCGACATGCAGAAATAATACAGGAGGAGGATGTGGAAGATATAATAGATAGATTAAGAAAAATAAAAGAAGCAACTTCTGAGCCTTGTACTTGTACAGAAGATCAACGAGATGGTTATGATTCTGCTGTGTGTGATTCTTGTTATGCTAATATGATGTACAAACGAATATGTGAAAAAATTAATTTGACATATAAATCTTTAACAGAAGGAATATAAACAAAATTTAGTACCGGTGTGGCGGAAAGGGAGACGCTATTGGGTGAGTTATAACCGGGGATGCCCCAGGGTGGAGTGGAAGGATTGTAACATGCAGGGTTCGATTCCTTGCCATCGGTAAAGCCAAAATCCCGTCATGAACGGTAAATTGGCGAGCTCTTCCAGTCGGAGCTGAAAATATTTTAGGAGGTCTCCCATAAAATGCGTTTGTTAGGGAGCTTTCAAAAACAAGAAAGAATTATTGCAGAACAGGGCGAGGCTGGCACCCTGTATTTTAAGGAGGTTAGGGTGAAAAAGATTATTGATTATACTGTTGTTATTGGTTTTGATAATTGGAAAATATTTTTGGAACAAGTTCGCATTAATTTAGGGAGAGGTTGGCAACCATGGCAAGGAATTGTAATAATAAGGGACAAAGAACGGGAACGTGATGTGTATTATCAGGTAATGGTTAAATATGAGGAGGAAAAATAATGGTTAATGAGTATAGAGTATATAAATGTGATAATTGCGCAAAGAGAGTTTCAGAAAAAGTGCTGAGAAGGAAGAGATGGTTATTTGTAAAAAACTTTACTCGAGCTTATTCTGGAAATGGTGATGGTGGTGGGTCTGAACTATCCCTTAGAAATTATGATAATTATGGTAATGAACTTCATTTTTGCTCGTTAAAATGTTTTATGGATTATTTAGAAAAGGAAATGTTTGTTAAAGTAGAATCAGAACGGAGGTACAAAGAAAATGACTAAAATAAAAAAAGAAAACAAAATAAACATTATACGTAAGGAGACTGATCGAGGTTACGTTGAGTACGGTGCTTCTATTTTATTTTCAGTTTTTGAGAAAGTTCCTGACGATGTTTTGAACAAAGATATTTTGTTTGATTTTGAAAAAGAGTTGAAAAAGAAACTTAAGCAACGATTAATTGATCACATTAAAGAGGAATTAAGTGAGGTAGAAAATAATGGTTGAAAGATTTTAAAGAGGGGGAATTAGAATGAGCACAGATTTGTTAAGAATTAAGAACACTGGCGTAGAAGGATTTGACCTTGATTTTACTCAGTTTTGGGGTGGCAAAGAAAAAGGTATGATGATTCAACTTACTTAAGGGATTGGAGGAGCAGATAGTCTTGGCTATATTCAACTGACAAAAAAAGAAGCCAAGAAAGTAGGACGAGAATTAATTAGGTGGGCAAGGAGGAGATAATGCAAGGATTAAGAATGAAATATTTTGTTTTAAAGCCTGAGGGGGTTGATGAATATGCAAAAGCATCTCGTAAGGCTTTAGCTGCTTATTCTAATGCAATTAGAGATACTAATCCTGTATTGGCAAGTGACTTAGTCTTATGGATTGAACACATAGAAAACTCATTAAATACGAAAGAGAGCAGCAACACAGAGACTTAAGAAAATTAATTAAATGAGGAGAGGAGAAGTGAAAATAGATAAAACATTACCTGTTAAATTAGAAATGTTGCAAGAAGGTGATTTTGTAATTTTTAATATTATTTTTATCGAGACAGGAGAGATTAGACAGAAAAGACGTAGTCTCGAATGGGTAATGAAAAGAATATTTTATTATGAATTAAAAACGTGGAATAGAAATTGGAATGAAATATTAAAACTGGAGCAATGAAAATGGATATAGATTTAATGTGGAAAATAAAAAAAGAAACAAATAAGATTGTGAGAAATATAGACAAAAACAATTTTGATTCTCCAGATTGGGGCGATTTGAGATGTGAGGATATAGAATATGTTTTTAGTCTTCATACTGGCAAAACATGGTATTTGGTTGATATTATGGGAGCCCCGCCCCATGCATACGATTTACGAGATTACATTGGAAATACGTTACGAGCAAAATTTGATGTCCCTATATTTGTGGAATTAGAATGGTGAGGAGTAATCAAATGATGGATGTAGAATTAATGAAACAGATTTATAATGAAACAAAGCAAATTATATTTAGACTAAACAGGAGTGAATTTAACAACGCTGCTGGTTGGCGGAACATACATTGTGAGGATGTTGAATATGTATATGGATTAAATTCTGGTGAACGCTATATGGTTACTATAAATTGTGCTCCCGCGGATGATACGGATTTGCAGAATTATATTATGGATGAGCTACACAGGAGGTTTAGTGCAAACATAGAAGTAATTACGGAATGGTGAGGCCAAGGAATGGAACAAGAGGCATATAATTACAGTGTAGATATGGGCACATACAGATATGTAGTTGTTGTTGTACAAGTACCGTCTGATAGAAAAATGCCAAAAGGGTACATTGTAAAAACTTATATGTATAATAGAGCGGGGGTTGAAATGGTTAGGGGGCAAAGGAAATGAAAACCTTGGATGTAGAAATAGCTGTAATGGAATATTTAAATGTAAGACGTAATATAGTTGTTCCTAATGTTTCTTGGGGAATGCCAGGACTTTTTTATGAAGCTGATGTAGTATCATTAACGCCGTCCGGTTATGCCACTGAAATAGAAATCAAAGTATCAAAATCAGATTTATTACGGGATAAAAAGAAGAGACATAATCATAAATCAAAATTGTTTAAGTATTTATACTTTGCCGTACCGGAAAAATTACAGGATATAGCTTTGAAAGTAATTCCAGAGCATGCAGGATTATTAGTCGTTGTTGAAAATAATTATGGGACGTATAGTATGCGAAATGTCAAAAAAGTTAGAGAGGCTAAGTCTAATAAAATGGTTCGATGTTGGGATTATCAAAAAATGCTTAAATTGGCTAAATTAGGAGCAATGCGAATACTAAATCTGAAGATGGCTTTAAAAAATAAGGAAGAAGGTAAAGAAAATGATTAATATTAAAAAGCAATTAGATTATATTAGGAGAATAAGTGAATTGCCTTGTACAAAAGAACAAATCGAAGAAGATTATGCAGCATACAATTCATGTTTTGCAAAGAAAATGTATGGAGATATCTGTACAGATATTCGACTTGCTTATAATATTTTATAGTATTTGAAGAAATATGGAGAGGGAAAATGAAACTATTCTGGATGTGGAAATATACTATGCAGATGATGTTAACATGCCTAATATAGCAGCATACGTGATATGGTTGTATAATAATGCATCTATGATTTGCTGGGGTTCGTCGGAGAAAGTAAGGAGGTGGTGTGAGAATGAAATTAACTTATGAACAGATACTTAGTGAAATTGAAAATACTTTTGATAATGAAACCATTGAAGAATTGTGTATCGATTTAGCTCCAGTAATTAGCAGCTATTCAGGAAACTTAGGAATTGCCATTATCCATTTAGAAGAACTTAAAAAAGATAAGAGATTGAATGAGCAAGATAAAAATAATTTGGATATGGTATTGAGTACATTGGAGTATTTGAAGCGCAAAGTTTAAATATCGGCTTGTAACTTAACTATAAGTTAAGGTTTAAGCACAAATTGGAGGTATGATTATGGGTAGTGGTTGTAGAGAATCAGGCAATATTTGGTATTATCTTAAAAGACATTGGTGGAAGCAATTTTTTGAAGCATTTAAATGTCCGTATTTTTGGCATGATTCATTTGGGCAATATATTAATCGTTGGATATTGTGCCCTCTGCTTGGACATAGAAAAGTACAGGATGTTTCAGACCCAGGCGAGCCACCCAAAATGTATTGTTATAGTTGCGAACGATACATAACGAAAAGGATAAAGAAATGAATAAGATATTAGGTATAATCTATGTTTTAATACTTTCGTTACCTGTATTAATTGCTGTAGGTTTGGCGATTGTTACTGTGTTAGAAAGGAAGGGCAAAGATGACAGACTATGAAAAACTGAAGAAGGTTTTACAGGAATTAAACATTAAACACAGAACAAGAATAAGTAATGATGCTATTGTAATTAGTCTTGTGAAAAATTTTGAACCTGTCTTTTATTTTATTTTTAGTTTACGGGATGGGAAATTAATAGATATTGAATAGTGCATGTTAATAGTAACATTAGAATAAGATGATGATGAGTTAAGGAAGGGTAAATGCAGGTTAAAAGCTATAGAGCATTACGACATGTTGTGATACGTAAGAAACAGGCAATGAACTCATCTGAAGTACATCATCCTGACGAGAAGATAAATCAACTTGAGAAATTTCTTAAAAATGAGAAAAACTTTAGAGATTTGTGGGATAAGAAATCTCTTAAAATATTAGAACTATTTGCAGGGCAAGGAAACCTTACTAAAGAATACGTTAAGTATGGTATTGTAGATGCTTATGATAAGCGATATTTAAAAACTGGAGACAGTTATTTAGTGTTTCATAGATTAATTGCTGAACGAAAAAAGTATGATCTAATTGATTTAGACCCTTATGGTTTTCCTAATCGTTTCTTTCCTGATATTTTTTTGTTAATTGATAAAGGGGCATTAGTTATAACAATGCCTAAACCATTTGTTAATATTCTTAATGGAATTACTCAAACCCATTTAATAAGTTATTTTGGAAAACCTAATCCAGACTTAGAAACTATAATATTACGAATTGCTTTATGGGGTTTATGCCATTGGCGACAGGTTGAATTATTGGATGTTGTAGATTTTGGAAGGATTTGGCGTCTTTTTTTTAAAGTAAAACGGGTTAAATCTACTGATTATACCGGTGTTAGAAATAGGTAAGGTAGGAGGAGAACAGTGAGAAACCTTATATTGGTTGTATTGTTTGTTTTATTAGTTAGTTTTTTATACGGAAATGCGATAGATTTGGATTATTCTGTAGAATTAGGCTGGGTTCCATTAGCAGCTTTTGGTGGATATAAGCAAGAATCCGTAGGTTTTTACCGATATGGTCATTATTATCGTTCGTTAGAAGTAAAAGGATACAGTTTTTGGAATGCATTTTATACGGAGTTATCTACAAAGATATGGTTATACAATATTTTTTATATAGGCGGGGGAGTAACAGTACAAATACATTATAACAAAGCCAGTTTTACATTTGATCCTGATTTTACAAATTATAATTTTGAGACAGGGATTAAATTAGATAAAGTAAAATTATTTTATTCTTATGATTGTACACATCCGCAATTTACATACAATGAATTTTATAGAGTAACGTCTCTTTGGGGTGAAGGTTTCATAAATAGATTTGGAATTAAAATAAGTAATAAGTAGGAAAATTGGAGATGAGGTATAAAGTTGAATACGATAGTTCTAACATACTTCCTGATGAAGTATCAAATGAATTAGAAACTATATTGGCACACATGGCGGAATTGGTAGAATATAGAAACAGTGAAGCATATATGCGGTTGATAATGGAACATTTGGAAAAGTATCTCATTGAATGGTTTACAAACCATTTAAAAGTTGAACATTAATAAGGGGTTTTAATAATGAGTGGTATTTACGCGGGTGACGCGTTAAATATGTGCAGGAAGCTTAAGAGTGAATCTATTGATTGTGTAATCACATCTCCACCTTATTGGAGTCTTAGAGATTATGGAATAGCTGGTCAATTAGGTTTAGAAAAGGATTTTAATGAATACATTTATAAGTTAATTCGAGTATTTAATGAGATTAAGCGGATTTTAAAGTCTACAGGTACACTATGGGTAAATTTAGGAGACACATATAGTAATAGTGGGGGTAGTGGTAAAAATCAAACTATTCATAAGCAGTTTGGGAAAGTGCAGAAAATAAATAAGTATTCGGCAGGTACAGTACCCCACCGTGTTAAATCACTGCCCTCTAAATGTTTGGTTCAAATACCTGCAAGATTTGCAATAAAAATGGTTGATAATGGTTGGATACTTAGGAATGAAATTATTTGGAGAAAAAATAATGTCATGCCCTCTTCGGCAAAGGACCGCCTAACTGTGGATTTTGAAAAAGTGTTTTTCTTTGTGAAGGCTAAAAAATATTATTTTAAACAGTTATTTGAGCCTTATATAAAACCTTTGAATAGATGGGGCGGTGAAACTTTAAAAGCAGAAAAAGAAAGTTTGTGGGATAAGAATACAGGCCAAAAATCATATAGAAATCGTAGTATGCGACCTAATCCTAAAGGTAGAAACAAGAGAACTACGTGGGATATAAATACTAAACCATTTAAAGGCGCACATTTTGCAGTATTTCCCGAAAAGCTCGTAGAACCTATGCTTGAAGCGGGATGCCCTGAAAATGGAATAGTATTGGATCCGTTTTGTGGTAGTGGTACAGTAGCAGTTGTAGCAAAAAGATTTAATAGAAGATATGTGGGATTTGATTTAAACCCGGAATATGTTAAAATAGCTGAAGAAAGATTAATGAGTATAGATAAGGAGTAAATTATGGAATATTTATTGTTTCCGGTAAAAAATGGGGTGGTAACTACAGGGTTTTGGGAATTAAGACCTTATAGTAAACCTGTTTCTCAAAGAACATATATTCATAGAGCATGGGATATCGCACACGAGAAGAAGATAGCATGGATAGTTGCACCTGAAAATGGGATGCTTAGATTTCATATTATTTTTAGAAATCCAGTAGATATTACAAAAGATTTAGTATGGGATGATACCCATAAATTTTATTTGTTTTCAAGATGGTATTATGATACGATGGGAGCAGTTTCAGTTTTAGAAGGTTCTGATACAGGTTATTTGTATGCGTTTGCACATCAAGATGTTAATACTATGTTTCACCTTTTAGAATATTTTAAAACATTACATAAAATTAATTGGAAAGAATGGAGACCTAAATATAATCAGTATATACGTTATTATATTTCAGTACCTGTAAAAGTTGGGAAGGGTGATGTAATAGGTAGGATTGGTTGTGCGGGGTATGCTACAGGTTATCATACGCACATGCAGATTCATAAAGATAGAGATTATATAAAACGTATTGACCCTGCGACATTGTTTCCTGATATAGAAATTCACGATAATGGAAGTGGACCAAAATATGGCGCGTGTAAAACCGCACCTTTAATTCCATCTATGGATATGTTATACTGTAAATAGGATTCCTCCTTAAATGGTTTATAGGGTGCATTACTTGTAATGAGTTTGCACCCTGTTTTTGTGCTAATTAATCAAGAACTTGCGTATATTTTAATAATAGAATATAATTTTAAAGTTAAGGAGTACCTTATGAACAGGCACAGAGAAATAGCCCGTAAATGGGCGCGTGAAAAATATTTAAAAGATAAAGACTTTCGAGAAAAGCAGAAGGAAAAAGCCCGTAAGTATAGACGAGAAAACAAAGAGAAAATTAAAAAGTATAATCATAAGAAGTATTTAGAACGGAAAAATAAAATTAGTACCAATTAATCAAGAACTTGACTTTTTTTATTATATGTGGTATAATAAATTATAAAGAGAAGGGGGACAGGGAAGGCGAAAGAGTTCTTTGAAAGAAGGAAGGGAGTGCAGCTTACCGGAGCGGGAGAGCTTCGGCAGAGGACGGCCGATAGGGTTAGCGAGAAAGGACGGCAACATTTTGGGAAAAGCGAAACACTGCTGGATAAGAGAAGGATAGAAACCTCCATTAAATATTCTTGAAATATAGAATACTTAATGGAGTTTTTTATTTAGGGGGATAGGAATTACAGATTAATCGCCTTGGTGGTATAGCAGGGTTCGATTCCTTGCCAGCAGACGTAGATTTCCCCCTTTTATTTTGATACTTAATGTTTTATAGTAGGAGGTACTTATGGAAACGATTAGAAAATTGTTTCCGGTTGTCCACGTAGGAAATGACTTGGTTTCCTACGATGGGCATAAATGGGCAATGGGTCCGAAAGGATACCTATTGTCTGTCTGGAGAGAGGCGTACAAAGCCGAGGGGCATACGCCGGAAGAGCCTCGGCTTGTGGATGTAGGGAATGGTATAGCCCTACTTTTAAACTCCTTTTATGCAAGGGTACTAAGGCGCATCGTCTACCGTTTAGAAAAGAACGGTAAAAAATACGGCGTTAAATTTATCCATGCTAAAAGGGGTTATAAAGGGGTAGAGGATTTCCTTCCACTTGAGTGGATAGAAATAGTTGACGCCTAAACGGGGGTGCCTTGAAAAAGGCACTCTTATTGAGTCGTTGACTCGAATAAAACTTATTGGAGGTGTTGTTATGTACAATGAAAAAGAATGGAATTCTCTTTTGGAAGAGAAAGCAAAAAAGTTGGTAGATAATCTAGGGGATTATGTAAATAATTTCTCCTATGAAAATCAAGCAAAACTTTTTGTTGAGAAGCTGTGGAGGCAACATCCTACATTGCAGGCTAATGTAATAAGAATGTTGTTAAGGGTATTGGTATTATATACCGATGCAGCGTGGGTTGATCCTCGGAATAAGCACGCGGTTGATTCTTGTAAACAGATAAAGAAGTTTATCGAGGAAAATCCACAATACATTCCTACAGTATAACTTCTGACTCCTGCCCTTTACGGAGGGCAAGAGCAAGCAGTTATATGCTTGAAAAATTTATTGGAGGTATTATCATGGAAGGAATTAGACAAGTTTCAAGAAATGAATGGACACCGGAAGAAGTGATTGACTACGGTGGGGAAGATGTTACTATTTTTGAAGTAACATCTAATAGACCAGTGGGAGATGTGATCGATGATTTAGATTACATCGTTAACTACCGGTACCAAGGGCATGCAGTAGTGCGTGAGCCTTGGGGGAGTATCTTTCGTCAGGCGATGAGCGGAAGATTACGAGAATTTGTGAGTGCATTAGAGGACGCTCATCGGTTAGTGCGGGCGATTCCGCATATAACAGTTGAAAGAGATTAATCTCTGACCCTTGCCCTCTGCGGAGGGTAGGGGCAAGCGATTAAGCTTGAAAAATTTATTGGAGGTATTATCATGGAAATTAATAGGGACTACAGAAAGAAAGGAATTGTACCTTTATACGAAAGGTATGAAGGTCAAACTGATCCTCAGACTGCTCAACTTATAATGGACGAAGATGGGAAAGTTGAGGTAGGTGTTTCCGGGGAAATCGGAAATTCGGTTAGCATTGATGTATGGAATGGTCGTATGTTAACGTGGCGATTACCGAATTATTTGAGTGTGCAAGGGATAGATGCCTTATTAGATAAAGTTGAGCCATTGCTCAAAGAATTGCACAGGCATCATACAGTGGTTTGGGATGGTTCAAACTTTATTGGTCAAATAGACGATGAAGGGGAAAGATTATCTATGCGGATAGAAAAAATAATAGATGATTTTGAAGCATGGAGAGACCCTACAGATGTTGTTGAAATTTGGGATGCTGTAGAATATTTTCAAAACAGTATTTCAGAGTTGAAAGCCGAGTATAATGTAGCAGAAAATAAGGCAGCTTATCTTACCGAAATTCGGGATAATGCCGAGGCCGAAAATGTTTATCTTGACCGGTTTGACGAATTGATAGATCAGTTAGAAGGTTAATTCTTGTCTTTGCCCCTTGGAAACAAGGGGTTTAGATAAGCATTAAAATGCTTAAATAAAATTTTATTGGAGGTTACTATGTACAAGAAACTTAAAGCGTCAGAGATATTTTTCTCTGTGGAACGGGAACGGCTTTTTAGAAAAGATGGCGTTGATACAAAGCATGATGCTATCTATAAAAAAGCTACGAAAGAGCAGTTGGCAGTGGTATCAAGAGATTACGCTTTGGTAACACATAGACAAGCGGTGGATTTTGCTAATCATACATTAAAAGAAGCCGGCGTTACGAATACTGTTTCTAAGTATGAGTTATCTAGGAATGGGGCTAAACTTTTTAACATAATCCAATTTCCAGACTATAAATTTGATGTGGCCAAGGAAACCGGAATAGTTAATACCGCAGATGGCAGTAAGTACAAAGATGTTTATATGCCACAGATGATAGTCCGAAACAGCTATGATAAAAGCTCTAGCTTAGATTTTATCTACGGAGCATTCAGATTTGTATGTTCAAATGGAGTGATACTTGGGGATACTGCTTATAATGTTAAGGTTAAGCATTCAGGTAAACATATAGATTTTGCAGAATATAAAGAGCCTTTAATTGAGCGTATTGTGGCAACGATAGAAGGGGTTAAAAAGCTTTATGTAAAGTTGAATACTGAAGATGGCGAACCTTATATTAAACTACTGATCCTTGAGAACTTTTTCAATGCTGTAAAATATCGTAAGTTGTTAATAGAGCAGTTAAGTGGTGTGGTAGAAGTAGATTATGAAACTAATGAAAAAGGGAAATTGGAGCCTGTAAATGTAGAGGTAAAGAAAGAAATATCTGCTTATGCAGTATACAATATTCTTACTGCTATAATAACCCATAGAATTAAGTCACCTGTAGTTAGGCAGAGATTAGGTTTCAAAACGGCGCAAATATTTAAAGCATAGTAAAAACGGAGGGGACCACCCCTCCGTACCTTAAAGGAGAATTAAATGGATAGTAAAAAATTTGAGAAGCTTGCAGAAAAGATTAGCAAAAAGGATAAGAACAATGTATGGAAAGATGAGTTGGGTTTTGTTGGAACGGAAGCGGTTTTTTATACTAATAAGGTAACACTTATTAGTAATTACTACGAAGAGGAAAAAGTAGAGGTTAGGAATCCTCTTACTTTAGAACCTGTAGGAGATCAAGAAAGAGCTAAGGCAAGATGTTGGAGAAGGTGTTTGAAGTATGTTATAAACGATGCTTCGTTTGCTACAGTTCATATACCAAACCTTTTTTATAAGGTTGCAAAAGCATTTAAAAATCCTCTTCTTGTGCCTTCATCAAGGTCGAAAACAGGAGCAATTTATGAAGTGTTGTTTTTTAACGATAAAATAATTGTTAATTCAGAGCATGAGACATTGCTTACTTTTGCAGAAGACTATGGTGTTGAAGGTGATATTAAAGAACCTGTAAAGTTTAATTTGTTTTTTCTTATGCAGTATAAACCTATGAAAGTTGATCTTGTGGTATGGGTTACAAGTGTAGTAATGAGAGTAGTAATATCACATGATAAAGAGATAGCGGATTTTGAGGCTTGTTTTATTTCAAGTATGCGTAATAATTAAAAAGGAGGTAATATGGTTAAGTTTAAACAAGAGAACTTTTGTGATAGTTGCGGTAATTTTATTGATGGGTTTTTTATTATAAAAAATGGTAAGGTTTATTGTGATACCTGCACATCGGAATTGATAAAAGAGGAAATGCGTAAAACTGGTAAAATTGAATTATATTTGAATACATATAATGATGATTGGTATGTAAGTGATTGGTTAGGGAACCTTAAATATTCTGTAATACAACGTTATACTATTACAAAACGAATTGGAAAGTATAAGCGTATTCGCAAAGTATTGTTTAAGTTTGAAGGGGAATGGTGGGTTGGTATTCAAAAAGGAAGTATATCAGATAGTTGTCAATGTAGGAGGATTATAGATGACAAGAGATGATGCACGGGAAGCTTTAAAAAAATTAAAAAAGGATTTGGCAGACGGGAAATATAGTTATAAAATTTATATAGCTAAAAAAAAGGTATTTAAAAGAATCATTTTAAAAGGTGTAAAAAATGGAAAAGCAGAAAAAACCAAAACGAGTAATTTACACAACTAGAACCGGAGCTAAATTAGTAGGTTTAAGCCCTACAACGTTAAGACATTGCGCAGTTAAATATGGCTATGGTAGGCAACCGGGGGGTAAAGGTTCCCCGCATATCTTTACAGTTGATGATTTAAAGAAAGTATTACAACGGTATAAAAAGAGAGTAAAAGCAGAGGCTAAGGAAGATAGAGCTAAACTAGGGTTAGGACCTATGTTTAAACCAGACCCTTATTTAAATCAACATAAAAAATAGGATTGTGGTGTATAATGTATATGGGGGAAGGGGATTGTTTTTTTGAGTGCCTCCAATAACTTAATTTGATCCCCTTACTCCCATTTTATATAGGAGGTAGGGATGAGCTATAGATCAAAAGTTAGAATAGGAATAATTATTTTGATAATAATGGCTATTAGTTTTTTTAATGGAATGGCTGATATTCAAAAAGCGGATACTGCGGTTTACGAAAATGAAATAGCTGTGTTAAAACGGAAACTTGAACGTGCTAACCTTACAATTAAAGCGGATACTTTGGAATATTCAAATAATTTAAAAGATATAGTACGTCAGTTATATAGTGATGAAGTGTATGGTATTGGTGGGGATGGGGTTCAAGTTCACGGTACAATAGATGAGTTGTATGATGCTATTATTAATTATTCTACTGATTTTAAAGATACATTGAATAATGTTCATAATTATTTTAATGCTAGAAAAGTCTTTAAAAAGGATATACCTGATATATTTCCAGTTAGGTATGATAAATCAGTAAGGATTACTTCCGGGTTTGGAATGCGTTATTCTCCTATTAGTGGGAAGATTATCTTTCATAAAGGTATTGATATAGTAGCAAGTGGGTTGCCTTGTCCTATAATAGCAACTGCGGATGGTGTAGTTACCGATGTGTGGATTTATCATCCTATTTATGGAAAAATGGTAATGATTAGACATAAGTATAGTATAATTACTATGTATGCTCATATGCGAAGAACTACTGTAAGAGAAAAACAGCATGTAAAGAAAGGGCAAATAATTGGGTATATGGGAGCAACAGGGAAAGCGCATGGAAGGCATGTTCATTATGAAATACATAAGAATGGAAAAGTAGAAAATCCATTAGATTATTTAAAGGGAATTGAATGAACCTGATACTGGGAAGCGGTAACACAGGATTGATTGAATATACAGCGGAGAGGGGAAGCCTTTGTTGATGTTGTGTATTTGAGCTGTACCGTAGCGAGTCTCCTGTGTGGCGAGCCTGTAAGTAATTATAGGTTTGCCCTCCCAGTTGAAGGTTTTATGTTTAAGGAGATAGCGATGTTGCCATTGTTGTTTGGTATGGACACTGAGAAGAAAGATATATTTAAATGGTTTCCTGTAAAAGGTTATGAAATGCTTGAACCTATTAAAACAACAGGTAATAATGTTTGGATAGGTAACGAAGAAGAAATAGATGTACATATAGAAGTTGTTAAATATAAATTAGTACGAACAATCCCTGATATTAAGGGTGGTTTATATGAAAAAACGGGGGTTTCTAAATGACCAAAAACGGTTGTTTAAAATAATCAAATATTATATGGAGGTGAAAGTATGAAAAGGTTGGGAGTGTTGTGGTTGTTGCTGTTGGTGGTGGTAGGAGTGTATGCTCAAACTAACTATGCTATATACAGAACATCCAAGGATGAGATGACTGGGGATATGTTTCAATATTATGTTTTATACGGTACTAATGGTGGTTGGATTATGGTAAAACATAATGTAAAAGAGAAAGATACGTTTACAGTAGGTGTAGCGGGGGCAGGTTATCTTGTGGAAGACACTGTTAAAGTGTGGCTTAAATACGATGATGGCAAGATTATAAAGACTGTGTTGCCGGTAAGTAATACACACGGAGGGTTTTTTATAAACGGAGTTATTGGACAAAAATTTATTGATAATATATATGATAAGAAAAAATTAATTATACGTGTATTTGTTCCCTATGATTCTCCTGTTACATTTGTTTTTGATTTAACAAGTTTACAAAGAACTGTTAAAGAGTATCCAATAATAGATAAATAGCGCAATGGTTAAAAATATTTAAAAGGCAGTAATGTTTATAGTTACTGCCTTTTTTTTATGCTTGCTTGTTAATAATATTATTATATGTTATAATAAACCATAAGACAGAGGTTCAAGGAGACCCTATGGCACGTAGAAAAAAGAGAGTTAAAAATTATGTAAATGTAGATTCTACATTAAGAAAATTAACTACACAATTAACTGATCCCAGAGTTATAAGAAGTATATATTCTTCTGCGCGTGGGGTACGCCAGAGATTACTTAAATTAGATTATTTCGTATTACGTAATGTAGTAGAAAAAGTAGAATTAATAGAAGGGATAATAAATACACGGTGTGACCAGATTGCGCCTTTTGCAAAGTATGCTACAGAAGAGGGGGACAAAGGGTTTCGTTTTGAATTGGAACGTACTACGGAGAAAAGTGAAAATGGGGAATACAATGAAAATGAAGTCATACAATTAAGTAATTTTATAGAGCAAACAGGGTTTGTATATGATCCTGATAGAGAAGATGACTTTTCAGATTTTACTCAACAGATAGTACGGGAAATATTAACCATAGATCAGATAGCTACAGAGATACAGTACAATCGAATAGGGGAAGCTGTGGCATTTTGGTTATTGGATGGTAGTTGTTATTCGGCGGATACTGAGATATTGACAGAAACAAGAGGATGGGTACTATTTAAAGATTTATATGGCGATGATAGGGTTGCAACACGCAATAAAGAAGGCGTATTTGAATGGCAATTACCAATTGCTTATGTGGCGCGCCCTTATAAAGGAAAAATGATTCATTTCAATCATCGAAGTATGGATATTTTAGTTCATCCGGATCATAGAATGTTGTATGAACGTAAACGTTATGATTTGGGGTATGACCACACTACATTTGGGATTAAGGCTGCAAAAAATATAGTAGGTAAACCAGGTTATAGTGTGCCATTAAAATCAGACTGGAAAGGAACATTAGGTATTTATACGGATATAGTGAAAATAGGGGGCTATGATGTTTCTTTAAAAGATTGGGTGGCTTTTTTAGGGATATACTTATCAGATGGATGTACTACAGGAAATATGGGTGGTAAAAATAAATATGCTAAAGCTATTTATATTTCGAGACCAGTTGGTACAAGACATTATGATGAGGTGTATAATTTACTTATAAATGTATTGCCTTTTAAATTTGTATTACAAAATGACGGTAAAAACTTTTATGTAACCGATCCTGTACTATGGAAGATTTTGCATCCTTTAGGAAATGTTTATACTAAATACATTCCTTTAGGTATTAAGAATTTGCCTAAAGAATATTTAAGTATTTTATGGGAATGGGCTTTAAAGGGAGACGGATCAGAGTCTTTTACCAAATCAGGGCGCGTTAAGCGCAATCTAACAACAGTTAGTTATAGATTGGCTTCAGATTACCAGGAAATAGTTCAAAAAATAGGGTTATCTGCAAGTATAACCCTTAAAAAGATGCCTAAGATAAAAGCGATATTTAAAAAAACAGGAAGACAGATTAAAACACAAAAACAAGCGTATATTGTATCCGAACTAGTATCCAATGTACGATCTTTGAAAGGGCATTATGAAGATTATGATGATATGATTTATTGTGTAACTGTGCCTAACGAAATTTTATATACACGACGAAATGGATATGCAGTTTGGTGTGGTAATACAATTCGTCGAGTAGATAAAGAAAGTGATTTTGCTAAAGGTATAAGGTTTGTACAGGAAATAGACCAAAAGATATATGCTAAATATACAGCCGAACAATTAATTTTTGATTACAAATATAAACGTGCAGATGTACGTTATAGAGGTTATGGTTTTTCACCTACAGAAATGGCTATTAATATAATTACTACTTTGTTATTTGGGTACAATTATATGCGGGACGAGTTGGTACGCGATAAAGTACCTAAAGGATTTATCTCAGTAATGGGGGATGTGGGGAAACCGCAGTTAGACGCAATTAGAGAATATTGGTATTACGCTATGAGTGGGGCGGGCGGTCAATGGAATATTCCTATAGTGCCAAGTGGAAAGGATGGAGTTGGCTTAGAGTTTAAAGCTTTAAATCAAAGTAATAAGGATATGGAATATCATAAGTTAATGATGTTTATATCTAGTTTAATTGCTGCGGTATTTTCTATTGATTTGGCGGAGATGGGAATTAAAACAGACGATTCAACAGCTTTAATTGGAGAAAATAGTGCCCCTCGAATAGAGTCTTCTAAAGATAGGGGATTAGGTTCATTATTGTTTTTTATAGAACAATATACAAATAAGATATTAAGAAAAGTTACACAAAAATATAGATTTAAATTTAGTGGTTTTGTTAAAGAAGACGAAATAAAAAAAGCCGATGTACGTAACAAACAATTGAGCTCTTATAAAACTATAAACGAGCTTAGGGAAGAGGATGGTTTAGATAAGATAGATGAAGATTATGCTAATGTAGTTTTAAATCCACAGGCAGTGCAAATATATATGGGGCAACAAGGACAGATAGAAAGTGGTGAAGAAGAAGAGAATGAGGAAGGTGAATCCGGTTACGGAGAATATGAACCGGAAAGTGTAAGTAAAGCATTAGCAGATTTTAGACGTATTACAGATAAAAAGGAAAAGGTGTTGCATATAAAAATAGACTAAAATGAAATGCCCTATGTGCGGTGCTCTTTTGTTTGTGGATTGTGTAGATGGTTTGATAGAACTTTATTGTAAATGCGGGTGGTCCACGTGGGTTACACCTGAAGTTTATGATAATAAAAATAAATTAAGGGATTATTTACAGGAGGTATATGATGGTAAACGTAAAGAGTGCTAAGGAGTTAAAGGTTTTAAAGGAAAATGCTATTAGTGAGTTATTTAAGGCACAGGAAGTAGCAGATATTCTTATAGAGGCTTCTATGAGAAACGAATTAATGAAAGCAAAAAAAGGTAGAAGTAAATACCTTAATGCTGACAACACTTTTAAAGGTGGGTTTAAAGGTTGTGTGGCATACCAGAAAGAAACCAAAGGATTGCCGGAAGAGAACGCACGTAAACTTTGTGCATATATTGGCAGAAGGGCTGGAAAAATATAACACTGTGATATAAAGGTGGTATAATGTTATTAGTTATTAAAGCACGTGAATTTCCTATAGGTACTGTTAGAAAGCAAGGAGGGGTAGCAAAGCGTAAAGTGGCAAAAGGAAAGTGGGTGCCTGTTAAAAAGATTAAGGCATTTAAAGGAAAGGAGTCTAAAAAGAAGGACGCTACATATTTTTGGAAGAAAAGAACAATTCCAGAAGGTTCATACGTTCATGGTGGTAGTTCTGATATTCTTAATGTTGGTCATGTTTTATTTGGTTCTAAGAGTTGGGAAATTGCGGAAGCATATAAACATCAACATAATGGGGCGTTATGGATGTTTACTATAAATAAAGGTACTAAACTTTTTGATGTTGGACTCTCATCTAATTTGCGCTCTTTACGTAAGAAATTATGGGATGACTACCACAAAGGTAAGTTGGATATGTACTCGGATTTGTCTAGTTATTTGGATTACGTAGATACACCTGAAGAATTAGATGATAGTTTGAATCCCGAGGATATTGTAGATAGCGCTGGATTTTGGGATGTTCCTTCTTTTGTAGAATGGTTTTATGATACTTATGAAAAGGACGCAGTTGTTACAGATGATGGTATAGTGGTTATAAACCCAGAAAAGATGGATGTATCAAAGGTGAATGAATAGAGGTAGATAGTGTATTATGTTTAGACTTGTAGTTAGTATAAACAAAGCCCGCAAGTTTCCTATAGGTACTGTACGAAAGCAAGGTGGGGTACCTAAGCGCAAAGTATCTGAAGGAAAATGGGTTCCTGTTAAAAATATTAAATCAAAGAAACCTACATTAGAATCTAAGATAGACAGTTTAATTAAGTGGGAACGTAAGCAAGGGCATACATATCCTATTGCGCAGGCTTACAAGAACTATTACACAGATTTAAAAAAAGTTAAGGGTAAGAAGGCTATAATAAACTTAACCACAGAGTTAGATTCTTTTCTTAAACGTGGAGATAAATTTAGTATCAAAGAAAATAAAGCAGCGGATTATATTAGAAACCAATTAACTAAATTATTAGTTGCTAAGCGTAGAGAAGTTATTAAACCTTATAACGCTAAGCCTTTAAAACAATTAATTAAGAAGTATAAAGATAATATTAATGAAGTTTATGAAGGTAAAGTGCCTAAAGAAACTAAAGAGGTATTTGATGTTGCAGAAAGTATGGTAAGCACATTGGAACATCCTGAAACTATAGGTTTATATGAAGAATCAGAATATCCTACAGTTAAAGCAGAACTTAATTCTAAAATAAAACTTATAGGTAGAATGGCTAAAAGAGGAGCGGTATATCCATTTGATGATGCTGATAATATCAAAAAGCTAAAGTTTATAGTAAATAAAATATTAAGTTCAAGGAGTACATAATGAGATTAGTAATATTGCATAAAGCAAAATACATTAAACGGTGGAAAGATAAAACTGGTAAGTGGCAATATCAATATAATATTGCAAAGCCTAAACCAGATAAACCTGTAGAAACACCTAAATTTAAAGATAGGGTTCCCCCTACTACTCGTAAGCGGATGCGGAAAGAAATTCAGAATGTTTTGAAACCTACCTATTTTAAGGAAATACCTATAGATGATTTGGATAATGCATTGCATAAATATGGGTATAGATTAAGCGATGAAGATGGGACTCCTTGGAACGGTATTTTAATAGGGGCAGATTCGCATACAGTTTTTAAATTATCAAATATGAATGGTAATATTCAAAAAAATACAGGCTTACAATTATCCTGGCATAAAATGAGTAATGGTAAATATGAAGTTACAGGATACATAACGTAAGGAGTAGGTTATGAGATTAGTTATACTAATGAAAGGTGCATTAGGAGAACGAGGGGTTCCTGATGGGAGCGGTCCAACAGGGGAAGGACCAACTGGACGTAGAAAAGGAGATTGTCCTAAAATAGAAGACTATCCTAGTGAAAAAGAATGGCGGAAAGCATATTTAAAATGGAAGAAGAGTAAAGCCAAGGAGTAGAAATTGTTATTACAACTTGTAAAGGCTAAAGCATTTCCTATAGGAACAATACGAAAAAATAAAGACGGTAGTTGGCGTGTTAAAGGTGCTAAAGGTTGGAAATATTATGCTAAAGGTAAACTGCCTAAACGATATGCAGATAAGATTAAACCAAAAAAGAAGGTTGCAAAAAAGGTAATTAAACCTAAACAATGGGATGGTACAAGTGTACCTACTAAATCTCAAGTGTTAGCTGTTATAGGTGAAAGATTTAATGCTAACCGTGATGGAATGCCTGAATGGATGTTAGATATAATAGGTTCTAATAAATGGAGTATTATATCCAATTATTCAAGTAAAAAAATAAATAAAATATATGAATCATTGAATGCACGTATATCAGTTAGTGCATCTGAAAAAGAGTATAATATTTATAATACTATTATTGACTTAATGCGAACTAACGTAGCGTATGCTAAAGGGTTTACAGGCAAACTTAAACTACACTATGCTGTGCCTACAAAAGATGGGGTTAAATTAATTATGTATGCTCTTAATAAAGAACATGCCCCTGACGCGCTACCTGAATTAACTATTGATTATTCTGCATTTGATTCTTTTATTAAAATTTTGGAAACAGATACTTTAAGCAAACGGGCTATTACAAAAGTAAAAAGTTCGAGCTACTATAAAGCATGGCAAGTAAAAGGTGATCCTAAGTTATCTAAATCTCTTGCAGATTTTAAGAAAACTACAGGTTTAGACATTGCTGCCGAAAACTTTAAAGTAGGAAAACGAACGATTCAATTACGTAAGCAATATATAGATGGTCTTACTAAAGTTTTTAAAACTATATCTCCGGTTATTGATATAAAGAAATATAAACCGCCGGATGGTAATAAATTAAAGGTTAGAGTACAACCCTCTGGTAAAAAATATGTAGGTATGTATAGAGAGCTTGATCATACTTTAAATATTTCGCCAACTTATATAGGTTCAATTACCCATGAGATGGGACATTATTTTTGGGAACGTAGTAAGCCTATGCAGAAAGAATTTATTGAATGGGTAAAGTATTCGGGGTTGGCTGATAAAATAGAAAAGAATACAAGTTCTGAGGTAATTAAATCAGCTAAAGCAGTAGCATTAGAAAGTGGTTACCTAAGAGCACTTAAAAATATGGAATATGATATAGATAAATTATCTGATAAAGGGGTGGATATACCTAAAGCTGGTAAAGAAGCAATAAAGGCTATAGCTAATGTTATATTATATGTTTCGTTACAACATGCAAAAGAGACAGAAGGTAAAGCAGACATTTATTTAAAAAACAAACGACCATTTCTTTCGTTAGCAGATATTTCTGAAAAAGATTTAATGAAGTTATCACAGGGTTTAAGCACTAAATTTCCTGAATTATTTTTGGATGCGAATAAGTTTGTTATGGATTTTAAAAAGGTTCAAAAATATAATAATGTAAAAGGTTTTAAATGGGCTGTAAATGATATTTTAAAAACTGCAAAAGATACTATGCTTTGGTATAGTGATATTCCTGTAAGAAATCAAATAAAAGTAAAATATGCTAAAGAAGCTTCATATTGGCGACAGCCTACAGAAATATTTGCACGTACTTTTAGAAACTATGTGGCTTGGAAAGGGGGGCATCCTTTTTTTGAAACTTCAGAAAAACAGATTCAATATGAAGCTGAACATAAAATAGACCATAACACTAGCCCTTATGGGTGGGACTTTCCTGAAGTATCTCCTGATATAAAAATGCTACGTAAAGGTGGTAGGCTAAGTAGAATATTGAAGAAGTATATAGGTAATAGCGTTATTAAATCTATTTTGAGTTTAATAGCGCCTTTGGAAAAAGCTAAGTATATACATCGGTGGAAAGACAAAAACGGTAAGTGGCGATATTCTTATAACAAGCCTAAAAATATTAGATCAATAGCAGATATTTTAGGGAAACCTATATCTTTTGTAGAATATGCTAAAGTGGCTAAAATGGATAAGGAAAGAGCCAAAAAGTTAGTACAGATTAGAAGTGAATATACAGCAAAGATGAAAAGATATTTAGATAAAGTTACACAGAATGCAAGGGTTATTGTGTTTGAGAAACCGGAAGGTAATGATTTAAAATTTATGGTTCATCCTTCATCTAGAGAAAAAGGTAAATGGCAAATAAGCATATTTTCTGTAGATGGTAAACCCACAAGTCATTATACATGTAATACTAAAAAAGAAGCTATTTATAAAGTTATGAATGGGGGACTAGGAGACTACACTTATGGTATATCTAAACTTTTAAAGAGTAGATATGTGGTTTTTTTGAAAGAGAAGAGGAAATTAAAAAATGGGTTTATTAAATAGATTATTTAAATCTAAATCTTTTCCTATAGGAACTATCAGAACACAAGGTGGTGTTAAAAAAAAGAAAGTAGCTAATGGTAAATGGATACCTGTAGCAAAGCCTAAAACAATTCATAAAAAAGAAAACAATAAGACTTTAACACCGGAGAAAGATTATAAACAAAATGGAGTTAGATCAAAAGCTTTTAAAGCATGGTTTGGAGATTGGGAAAATGATCCTAATAATGCAAGTAAAGTAGTGGATAAAAAAACTGGGAAACCTAAAGAGACATACAATACCGCACCTATAAAAGTGTATCATGGTACATCTTTTGGTGGTTTTAAATCTTTTAAAAAGGAGTATGCAGCTCCGGGGTTGTTTGGTAGTGGCTTTTATTTTACTGAAGATAAATCTATAGCTGAACAATATGCTAATCCAACAAGTAGAGTTGAACGAGTATATACTCATTATTTTGATTTAGATGATTCTGAAGAAAAGAAAAAGGTATTAAGAATATTTAAGAAATATAAAAAGATAAATGAGAAAGAGGCTAAGAACGCTTATGAGTTTTATACCAAGTATAAAAAGGTAAAAGATTCTCGAACTCATTCAGCAGCACAACGTGCTTACCGTATATATCTTGCTGCTAAAAAGAGAGTTAATAATTTAGATTATTATTTAACACATAGTAAAGATAACGCAGCAATTAATAAGTTTATTGATGAATCTAAATATAGAAACAGTTCATATTTAACTACGGATTGGAGAGTGTACGAAGATATTAAAAAAACAGTTAAACAATTAAAGCCTAAAATATACGAACTTTATTTGAATATTCGTAAACCTTTGGATTTAGATTCAAAAATACCGCTCGATTTAAAAAAGACAATTATAAAAGATAAAGATATAGTTAGGCGCATCCAACAAGGTGTTAAAAGTTTGGAATCTCGTGCAAAAATAGCGGGGATGCAACTTAACAAGAAAAATCTACGGTTAATGTTAAAGGAGGCAAAAACATATAGGGAATATATGGCGGTTTTTGCTAAGATAACAGAAGAAGAAGATGATATGGAAGGACCTACACGGTTACGGTTTATTGAATTAGTTAAGAAACATACAGGATGTGATGGGTTTACTCATATAGGAGGGGGCTTAATGGATAAGAAGGGTAAGAAGCATAAAGTTTGGATTGCATTTAAACCTACACAAATGAAGGCTGTAGACAATGTTGGTACATTTAACCCTAAAACAACTAATATATTTAAAGCGCAAACACCTGAGCATACTTTATTAAAACACAAAAATAATTGGTATGTGGTTGCAGATTCTAAATGGCAGTTATTTTATTGGTTTCCTAGAAATTTGGAAAAAGCATATAAACTACAAGGGAGAACTACTTTCCAAGATTTGCCTATTTCTATAGAAAACCGAAAAGGAAGTGTGAGACATTGGTATGATCCTATGAAAGATGAACATGGGGAAACGAAAATGAAATATCCTTATGGATATATTCGCTTAACTGAAGGTGCAGATGGTGAACACGTGGATGTTTATATAGGTGATAACAAAAACTCACGGAAAGTGTTTGTAGTACGACAGCAAAATCCTAAGACAGGGGAGTATGACGAAGATAAAGTTATGCTGGGTTTTGATAATCCTAAAGAAGCTAAAGAAGCATATTTAATGCACTATAACGATCCTAGATTTTTTGGAAGTATGGACGAATATGATATGGATACTTTCAAAGACCATATAAAACGTAAGAAAGGTAAAATAAGTGTAAGTGGTAGGTTGAACAAGGCATATTACAGTGCAGAAGATTTGAAGAACAAAAATATGCGATGGGTTACTATAAGGGGTAACCATGTTTTAGTTCAAGGTTTAGCAGATGGTGGTTATGTTGTAGTAGGCGGGGCTGGTGGTGCTTTAAACCATTTACGTTTAGATAAATTATTAAGTAAAGAAGAGTATGCTCAAAAAGAGAAAGAACGTAAAGAAAGAGCTAAGAAAGTTTTCAATGAGTTGACACCGGAAGAGAAACGAGAGCAGTTAGAACAACGTAAGAAAATAGTAGAAGCTAAACGTAAACTACGCTCAAGCTACGCTGAAAAAGTTGCCAGTATTTTAGGTACATCTATATCTGATTTAAAATCTAAAATATCATTACAGGATATGGATGAAATAGAACGTAGAGCTCGTAAGGAAGTAGAGGCTAAAAAGAAACGGAGAATATCGGAAGCAGATAAAGAAGATATAGAAAAACAAAAGGCGAAAGAGATAGAAAAAGAAGTTAAGAAGAAAATAAAAACAGCGGAGCAAAGTGCTGTAGACGTGCTTGCTAAAGATTTTTTAGGAGATGATTTAGACCCTAACGGAAAGGTAAGTGCTAAAAAACTGTTGGATACTAAAAAAGCTATGGAAATACTAAAAGCTAAAAAGGAGTTTAATAAACAACTTAAACAACTTGGTAAAGAAAGAGCGGAATATTCTACCAGATTAAAAGAAGGTGATGTTTTTGCAGGGAACTCTAAATCATTGGATTCTGATATACTGAAACAAGTTAGGGAAGACATAGAAACACAAAAGAATGTTAAAATGTATGATAAATTAAACGCTCAAGCGTTAAGTATTCAAAAGCATATTGATACAGGGGCAGTTAATGCTTTAAATGGAATACTGAGTGAGGTGTACGGAACCGGTGCACTTTTTAATGCAGATGTAGTACAGAACTTAGGCATTGAAGCATTAGCACGTACTATTTCTGTTAAACTTCAATTAGATGGTAGAGGCGAAGTAGTACGGAAAGCTTTAATTGATTATGCTAAACAATATAGAGAAAAAGTAGTGGATCAAGCTACTAAAGAGTTCGATAGTAGAATGGAAAAAGCAGATGTGCTTAGATCATTAGCTGTTGATTCAGAAGATGGTGCAGCATTGCTATCTAAAGCCTCTGCTAATGGGCACGCTTTAAAGCAAATAGTACAGGGGCAGAAAGCATTAGGAATGGCAGTTGGAAGTTTAAGAGGAGTTGCTCATTTAATAAATGCTTTAGAAGAATCTCCTCAGGATAGGGTTGTTATAGATGCTGGAAAAAACTTATTAGAAGCTAGACAGAAGGCAAGAGCGGCTGGTTTATTAAGAGGCAGCTATTCTATAAAGACATATCAAAGAGGTAAAGGTAAACGATTGGTTATTGAAATTCCACGAAGTACAATAACATCTTTTTTTACAAATAACCAGGCTAATAGACGGCAAGAGAGATTAAACGATTTAATTAAGGCGCATAAAGAGAATACAGGATATAAACCTCCGGGGATTAAACAGAGCATAAAGTTAGACCCTGCGCAAGAGGCTGGTTTAAGGTTTTTTAAGAATAATAAGAAAGTGTTATTAGATTTCGAGGCGGGACTGGGGAAAGCACAACCTTTGGATTCTAAAATATTAACCCCTAATGGTTGGGTTTTGATGGGGGATGTTAAAAAAGGAGATTTGGTTATTGATGGTAATGGTAAACCTGTTGAAGTATTAGGGGTGTTTCCGCAAGGTAAACAATCTGTTTATAAGCTTACTTTTTCTGATGGAAGTAGAACAGAATGTACTTTAGAACATTTATGGAGGGTTAAAAAACCTTATGATATTTACGCTAAAAAAGATTGGAGAGTTCTTACACTAGAAGAAATGATTACTGGTAATAACAGAGGGGGAAGAGGTGCGCCCTCAAAAAAAGGGTTAATGACAGGTCATCACTATAAATATAGGATACCTCAAGTTAAGCCCGTAATGTTTAATAAAAGAATGATAGATATTTCTCCATATGTATTGGGTGCGATTTTAGGAGATGGAGGATTAACTAGAAGTACTGTGCGGTTTTCATCTGAAGATGCTTTTATTATTGGTAAACTGTCTAAATTAGTACCTTCTTCTATTCAAATGAACAAAGCTAAAGGAGATAATGTAGATTATAGTTTAGTAAATAAGGCTTGGAAACGTGGAGGCGTACCATTAAAGAATGAATTAAGAGAGTATTTAAATAAGTTAAACTTAATAGGGTTAAAATCTGAATATAAGTTTATTCCTAAAGATTATTTATATTCAAGTGTTTCAGATAGACTTGCCTTATTGCAAGGTTTGATGGATACAGATGGTTGGGTTTCTAAAGATGGTATGATCATTCAATATAGTAGTAGTTCTAAAAGATTAATAGACGATGTTAAAACATTAGTTCAGTCATTAGGAGGTACGGTTAAACTGCATTCTAAGTATCCAAAATTGAATGGTGTTGTGATGAAGAAGCATTATACCTTAACAATATCATTAAATATATGTCCTTTTTCCACCCCACGTAAAGTAAAAAAGTGGAATAAACATGTAAAATATGGACCTTTGCGTAATTTAATAAATGTAGAATATGTACGGGATGCGCTAACTCAATGTATTAAAGTGGATTCAGATACAGAAACTTATATTACAGATGATTTTATTGTAACGCATAATACAGCATTGGCATATACAGGCGCTATGGAAGCCATTCACAACAGTGGTGCTAAAAAAGTATTGATTGTTACACCCGCTAAACTTCGTACACAAATGTATTCAGAACGTAAAGTATTTTTGGATGATGAAAATCAAAAGTTAGTGCATCCCCCTACTACAGATAAAACTAAACGGATAGCTAACTATGCAAAAGATGGTATTACGATTATAGGACATGACCAATTAAGGACTGATGCCGATATTATTAAGAACGCAAATTATGATATGATAGTAGTGGACGAAATACATGAAATGACAAGTAAAGGTTCGGAATCAGGAAGATATAAAGGAATGATGAAACTTAAAGATATTCCTATGAAAATAGGGATGTCAGGTACTAATATTAAAAACGATAAATCTGAAGTATATAAAAAAATTAATTTTATAGACCCTGAACATACACTAGGTAGTTTAGCAGATTTTAATAAAAGATATAAAGGATTGAACCAAAGTACAGGTATATTTTTTGATTCAAGTAATGACGCTTTTAGAAAAGACATATCTAAATGGGTTTATACCCAGAAAAACCATTTACCAGTGCATAATGATATAGAGATGTTGCGAGTTAATTTATCTAAACGGCAAAGGGAAATGTACGCACAATCAGAAGACATATATAGAAAGGAAAAAGCTAATAAACGAATAGGCGCATCCGCACGTAGAGACGCCCGTAATTATAAAATTATTCAAAATACTGATAGCCAAGATAACGCTAAAATAAGTAAAATAGTAGATATAATGCGCAACAAACATCCAGAAGAAAAAGCTGTTATTCATGTTACTGGGTTATCTGCTATGCAAACTGCTAAAAAGAGATTAGAACAAGAATTCGGTAAAGGTTCTGTAGGTTTGATTCATGGTAGCAGTAGAGCAAACGAAGTAAGGAAGGTAAAGCAAGCTTTTAATGATCCTGGCAATCCTTTAAGGTTTATTATAGGTACTAAATCCTTAGAGGCAGGGCATAATTTACAAGGTGGTGGAACTGTTACTTTTCAATTAGATTTACCGGATACTTATGCTTCTTTTGATCAGAGGAATAAACGTATTTATAGAAAAGGTCAAAATAAAGATGTAAAAACGTATGTATTATCCGGGCATAATCCTTATGATATGCGAAGAGAAGATATACTTGATACTAAAAAAAGAGAAATGGGATTAATGGGAAATCCAAGAGAGATAGAAAACATGGATGAGAGTGGATTTTTAGCATTAATGAGAAAATACGAAACAGGAGAAAGTGATGCGATTAAAGAGAGTGCAAAGACTGCTTAATAAAGACGCTGATAGAATAGATATTAAAAGAGCACGCGGTGAAGCCTATAAACAATCTATTATTATTGAGCAGGAAAATATACGCAATAAGGCGGAACAAACAGTGGCGAAAATTAATAATGGTTTAAAAGCTATGCGAATGAGGTTACAAGCATATTTAGATAAGGGGGATTTTAGTGAAGCCTATTATATACTACGAGATAGATATGCGGATATGCTTGTAGAGCGTGAGCAATTACTTAAAACTATTTCGGTATGTAACGAAAGTATAACCGGGGCTAAATTATATAATATAGGAGATGAATACGTTGGCGGTGGTCATTAAAAGTAGAACACACAAGTTTATTAGAATAGAGCGTACAAAAAGCGGTAAGAAAAAATATATTTATTTTAATAAAAAAGGTAGAATCTCTGATAAAGTGTTAAATCATAGTTTACCTGCATTGAAAGCTATGTTTAAACGGAGGGAACCTGGTAAAGGAGGTCCTAAAAAAATATCATCTGTTAAAGATTTGAAGTTGATATTAGAAAACACTACTTATTGTTTTTTGAGTGCTGGAGTTAATCCTAATATTCCTGAAGATAGAGCTTTGTCTAAAGAAGCAGTTGCTAAACGCCATTTAAGATTGAAACAGGAATTAATAAAAAGAGGGTTTATTTATACTCCCGCGATAGGTAAATATCAGGGACTTCCTGAAAATAGTATAATTGTAATGACTCACGACGCAAACAAAAGAGAAATGATAGAAATAGGAAATATGTTTAATCAAGATAGCGTGTTATTTAGTAATAAAGGAAACAATGAATTAATTTATACTACAGGTAAACATAAAGGGGAAGTGGATGCGAGGGGTAGTGGATATGAGTTTATACCGAAAGCCAAAGATTTTTATACACAAATTGATATACATGGAAAACCTTTTAAGTTTAGTATGAAACTGTGGAATATAGCAAAAGCTATTATACATTTAATTAAACGACATTTATTAATGAAAGCGAGGTTTTAAATGGATAAACTACAGCAATTAAAAGTTATTCAAAAGGAAGTTAAGGACCCTACTAAACCTGAAGTTACTACAGAACGTAAAAGTTGGGTACGGAAATGGTTGGATAGGGCATATTATATTGTTATGATGTGGACGGTTTTTGCTATGTTTATTGTAGTTGCACAAATAGTGTTATTATATCTAAATAAATCAAGTACAATACCCGGAGCTAGCGCCATATATACCTCTGCCGGAGTTATATCAGCTACTTGGGTAGGGGGTGATCAAATTGTTGACCGTATCCAAAGAAAAAGTGAGTAGATTTATGAAAGACGAAAAAAGCATGTATAAATTAGTATGCAGTTCGAGGTTTGATAGTATGGAGACAAAGTTAGAAGCACAACGGGAGGATATAGGAGCAATAAAGCGTAAAGTTTTTAATGGTTATGAGAATAGATTTAATGATATGGATAAGAAATTGGAAGAGTTCAAAGATGATAATTTTAAAGCACATGCAGAACTACGTAGAACTATAGATAGTATGAATAAGTTTATTAGAAGTGCTTTATTGAGTATGATAGGATTATTACTTACTTTTTTATTAGGGTTAGGGGTAGATTTTATAATTAATCGTACTACTGCACATAAATCTTTGCAAAATGAGCACGTTATAGAAAAGGATATAAGTGATGAAGTTAATACTGCGCAAAGGTAGGAAATTACCAGAAGGTTCTGTACGTATATGGAAGGATGGAATAAAACGTAAGAAGATAAATGGTAAGTGGGTGCCTATAAAAAATCAGCATAGTCCAAAAATGAATAATAAAGAGTTTGCAGAACATTTGATGAATAAGTTATTGCAGTTTCCTTGGGTTAATACGCTGTTTAATACAGATATTGATAAAAATAATTTTTATTCAGTTATGGTATCTGTGTATAATGATTTATTATCTTCTGGAAAACTTAAAAGAAAAAACATATTAAAGCAATTAAAATCTTCTCCTGCTGAATTGCTTTTAAATCCAAGAATGTGGAATACTAAAGATATTAATTATCTTAAAAAGATTTCAAGAGATTATCATATTCCTTTTATGAATATTGTAAAATTTTTACATAATTATAGGATACGCCATTTGGCTTCGGTAGAAAGAAGAAAGGTTGAGTTAAATGCTATTCGTAGTGTGCCTTTAATGGATTATCCCTTTGAAGATATTTTTGCAGAAACAATAAGAGAAGGGGAATCCTTTTTTTCAAAAGGGTTGGAATCTTTATTGAGGAAAGATTATAATTACGATCCTGAATATGAATATTTGTTCGAGGATACTATATATCCTTATGAAAGTTGGACAGAATCTAAACAATTGAGTTTGCTTAAAAAAGGTAAAATAGTAGATATGTGGAGGAACCCTTCCAGTGGAATTAACGGTAGTTTTATAGTAATTTTAGAAAATGATGATGGTGAACAAATACGAGCTATTTTTAAACCACGTAATACAGAACGTAGAGAACTGAGAAACGGTATTCCAGACGATACGCAATATGTTAGAGAAGTTGCTACGTATGAAATATCTAAAGCTTTAAACATTAATTTAGTACCTCCTACTGTAATGCGAGATGAAGGTTCAATGCAAATGATTATAGGTAGGTCAGAAGAAGGGGCAATGTTTGCAGATAATG